GGTGCGGGGAATCCTGGGAGCTTGGTTAGTGTATCTCGCACGTAGTCGGCCTCATAGCCTAGGCGCTGTGCGATCTGCTCAGAGGTAACGTAGTCGTCTGTCATGGCTGCCTCTTTAGGGCACACACAGCGGCCTCAACGATAAAAAACAATGTTGCAAATGTTGCCATCCACAAAACCACCCACTTAACGTCAAAGAGAGCGATCAAGCACGCCGAATAGATCATCCATGCCATGAAGCAAACAAACTTATCTGCCGCGCTCATCCTTCCCCCTTATCCACTGTAGGCCCAAAGGGCGGGAGAGGTTGCCAGCCAACATAAGGCGCTTCTGGTAGCTGCCGGTAAAAACTCGTGTGCTGCTTGCTCCAAAAATCTACGCGCACTGCGTTTTCTCTCGCGTTTTCGTTCCATGCTTTATAGTTTCCGTCTTGCTTGAACAACGCAGGCGTCCCATCCCTCGGCGCACTCTCCATATCTCTCCACTCCAGCGCTTCTTTAAGTGCTTGGCGGATGCCAGATGCAATAAACCACGCCACCCCTGAATAACCGCCTTCCTCGTCTGCAAAAGTGTCCGCCAATTCGCTGGCAATCTCTTTGATTCTCTCGTCTGTCAGGATCATGCTTCCCCCGATAGTTGGTTCATGGTAGCCCGCTTTGCCTGCCTGCCGCGCACAAGGTGTCTGCCAACAGCAAATGCCAATCCAGGGGCCTGATCGGCGTACTCAAACAGAGTGTCTTTGATATCGCTAATCAGGTTGCCGTGATACCAGCACATGCACGGAACGTGTGCCAGCAAGTAATCCCGCGCCGCCGCACAGTTCTGACAGGTTTTGTAGGTGTAGGCCCCGTCGCTCGAAATCCCAAACACGTTTTCGTACTTCTCGCCCGGCCTGATTGGTGCGCCACACTCAGAACACTTGTGCGCCTTCTTCGCAACGGGCGTACGTTTCTCGTAGATGCGCCATGATTCGTCGTAATCGCAGTAACACTCGCTCATGCTTCCCCCATAGCCGCAGCGCGGAGAATTGCGTAGGCTTCGGAGTTGTCGTCGCCGGGGTTAAAATGTATGAACAGTAGTGGGCGCAATTTTGGATCGCCCCAGCTTACAAAGTTGCCCTCAAAATCCACTGTTAGCCGCCGATCCCTTGCGAGCCTGTAGCGGTCACCGTGATCTGTGAGCGGGTTCCAGCAAGACTGCCCGCCCTTGTCGTTGTCGATGATGAAGCCGCCAGCAAAGCGTCCTGGTTGCGCTACATGCTTCTCAACGGGCGCGGCAATGCGATACCCCGCCGCTCTCGCAGCCTTCTCCAGCAGTTCACGGTCGGTTTCAGCCATTTGTGTTCTCCTGGTTGGATGCTTGACAATCTTCCAAGTCATCGCTGCAAAGTATCCATAGCGCCACGCCGATCAGGGCAGCTATTGGGGGTACAAAAAGAATGATGATGAAAGCCCCAATCATTTCGGCATCAGCTTAAAGCGCGATGGTCCGCCGGGGCCATCAATTGCATAGTTGATGATCCAAGTTATCCCGTCATTGGTGTCGATGAATTTCCACGGCCTCGGAATTCCGGGGACATAGTTTCCTTGCGAAACTCCATCGCTACCAAAACGAAGCAGCAAGGGCCTGCCATCCCTGGGTGCTACCTCTATCGGTTGCCATTCCGCATCAGCCTCCAACACCTTCACGCGCTCCTGTAGTTCCGATACCTTGGCGGTGGATGCGGTGAGTTCGTCAAACAACTTGGGGGCCTGCAAAAGAAACTCCCGTACCGCTCGAAACTCAAAGTTCCTGAATGATCCGTAAGCAAAGATGCGCGGCTCTTTCAGGTTGTGCCCATTGGTGGCAATGTGATCCTTGCACCCCTGTTCTGTAAAACAGCCCGTGACAAATTCCCACTCCTCGGCAATGCCTACGCGACGATAGCCATCAATTTCATCGGAAAAGCTCTCGTAAAACTTGGATTCGAGTACTGCCGCCGTTTCGGTATCCGCCTCGGAATAGTCGCCATCATCAGAAATCCAAACGTACTTTTCTGCGTACCCGTCCTCAAGGCCAGCAACAATCTTTTTCTGCTGAACGGCAAAGAATGGGGCGTCAGTAGCGCGGTTATCTTGAGTTTCGATGGCTGCGGCAATTGCTCTGATCTTGCTAAAAAGATCATCGGTCGGTGTATCGCTCATGCTGGTTCCTTCATAGCTCTCAGTTCATCAGCTAGGCTCACAGTCCCTCCGATTCAGCTATTGCAGCAGCCATGCAGAGAGCGAGAACGCGGTGATCATTGTTGCTCTCAAACTCAACATAGGCGCAGCCATCATCCAAGAACAGGCCCTCAAAATACTTAGCTGCCAACGGGTCATGCTCTGTTGCAGCAATCCATCCCCATGCGGTGTCGTGGCACGTTTCCGCAGCCTTACGGAACACTTCACTTAGCTTCATGCTGCCCTCCGCGTAACAATTTCAACAAGCGGTGCCAGACCCTTTTCAATTTCAGCAAGCCTAGACGCTGCGCTTTCGCTGGACTCGAATGTGTTGAATCTGAATCCGCAGCTCTCGCATTTGCGGCGGCGGCGGATCTGGTTATCCAGGTGATCCGTCGCCACCACTTTGTGCTCTGCTTTTTTGCAGCGGGGGCAGGTTAGGCCGGGCACTTGTCTACCTTCTCACGCGGCGTGCAGTTGCTGATCAGCTTGGAAGTCACTTCTTTTGCCCGGGTGTCGGTAATGGGGGCCAAATACCATTCCGGATAGGCCAGAGGAATTCCGTGAGCGCCGGTTGTTCCAAGCCCATCGACACGCACGAGGTGTGCGGTTGTGCCTGGTGGGATGCCCTGTTTTCGGCATGCGTAATCTCTCGCCCTAAAGACCTGAATTGAGATAATGGTTGCCTCTTTATTGTGGGTTTTTGGATTCATGGGATACACAATCCGCACCCGATCACCCACCTTAAACTTCGCCATTTGCAATCTCCTTCAATGTTCCGGTTCGCCCGGTGCTGCCCGCTCGGCTGAACGGGCAGGGCCTGGCGTCACGCAGATCGTTGAAAAAATCCCTTGTACTGTTCGCATCCGTACTTCCCGGTAGTCATCTTGATGACTTCCGCCACCGTGTAATTCCGTTCCAAGTCCTTCCCCGCACAAAACTCACGGGTGCCAAACTCGCACGCGCCAGTAATCGCCCTGTAGCTGGCAACGGCATCCGCCGCAGAAACTTCGGTGTCCAAAGTCCAAGACCTAAACCTGGACGTATCCCGGTCTGAAATCTTGAAGATCAGAGACTCTTTTGCTTCCCTGATCGTTGCGCCATGCGAATACACGCCATCACGCTCAATAACGTATGAGGCCGTAGTTTTGCCGCAGATCACAACCTCATGCACCGTCAAACCGCGCAGCTTTTTGACGGAAATTTGCTTCGAGAGAATGCGATCCGCAAACAGGTAGCCGGACAGCAGAAACGATGCGGACAAGTTCTTGAGGCTCTTGGCCTTGGCGTCATTGTCTGGATCGTGTTTCTTGCACGATTCCGGCAGGTTGAGCGTTGCGCCTTCGCAGGCAACCACGTTGCCACCCACGCTGGTGCAGACCGGCAGGTTGAGCGTTGCGCCTTCGCAGGCAACCACGTTGCCACCCACGCTGGTGCAGACCGGCAGGTTGAGCGTCGCGCCTTCGCGGGCATACACGCCGCCGCCCACGCTGGTGACGGCCTGCGCCAACTCATCAGTCAATTCTTGAGCGCCCGCAACCGCAATATTTCCGACGTACCAATTTCCATTCAGGTCCATGAAGTCGCTCCTTATAATCCGGGCACATTCACCCGCCACTGCCCCGCGCGCGAGGCAATGGCTGGCGTCACGCGGCCTGCTGTTCTGCCGGCGCTTCGTTGGCGGGCTCGGGCACCACGTCATTCATGCGGGTGAACGGATGCCCTTCGGTGTCCTTCTTGATGTTGTGGATAAAGAAGCTGCCCTTGCTTTCCGCAGCCTGGAATGCCGCGAACTTCTCGGCATCGACGTTCGCGTAGTGATACACGCGCTGGCTGCCGTCCTTGGATGGCGGGAACATCACGGCCAGGGTGTTCGTGGCCGGGTCATGGCCGAAGGCTGAAAGCTGGCTGGATTCAACGGGGGTGAGGCTGATGGTGCTTTTCATGGTGTGGCTCCTTGGTGTGGTGGTGCGGGTTAGGCGGCGTCGAACTCGGATGCCATGCGCTTGCTGGCAGCATTCAGATCCATTGCCAGCAGCCATTCGATGACCTTGGATTCGTGCACGCGGTAGTGCAGGGCAAGTGCGGCAATGATCTGGTCGTCTGTCGGGCGACTATCGCGTGCCATGGAGACCACGTTGCGTGGGCTGGTGGATACGCCCGTGGGCAGCGGTGCCGGTGCGGGCTGTGCCTGCGGAGTGGTGGCGGCCTGGGGCGGCACAACAAGAGCATCGGCGCGCGCTTTTGCTTCGGCTTCCACCTTGGCCCGAGCCTTGTCTTCCTCTTCCTTGCGGATGCGTTCGCGCTCGTCATCCAGGCGCTTCTGCTCGGCTGCCTTGTGGTCGGCAATGCGGGTTTTGACCACCAACTGGAAGTCGTCGGCGGGCTTGAACAGCAGGGCATCCAGATCGCGGAACAGCCCTTCGTAGCCTGCGGCCTCGGCGGCGTAGTGCTTGAGGTTCGCATCCACCTTGTCCGCGATGGCGTTGGCTTCCAGCTTGGAATTAGCCAGCAGGGCATCCACGGCGTCCTGCATGCTCTGGAAGTTGCGCTTGCCACTGATGGCGGCGGCGAAGTCGGGATTGGGCACGGTCTTGTAGGCCGTTGCCAGCGCCGCGCGGCCCAGGCGCTGATTCAGGGACAGGATGTGCGCGTCGTAGGCATCCCGGCCATATCGCACGATTTCCGCTCGGCGCGCGTCCTTGCGGGCCTTCACCAGCTTTTCCAGCCACAGGCGCTTGGAGTCCATTTCGGCGGCGATGCGTTCGGCTGCCACAAACAGGGCGTCGATATCCTGCACCTCGGCGCGGGCCTGCTTGATGGCGAGCCCCATCTGTTCCTTGCCGTCCTTGAGCGCCTTCACCATCTTCTCGGCGTCGGCAAAGTCCTGGTCGGTCACCAAGTCCTGCTTGATCGCCTTGATGCGCGCGATGATTTCTTGCTCGTAGGTGACGAGGTTGGATGCGATCACGCTGCCGGACAGCTTTACCGACAGCACCGGGAAGGCATCGGGCGTCGCGCCGACCGCCTCGGGCGCTGCCTCGACCGGCTTGAAGGCTTCCAGATCCACCTGGAACTGCCGCCAGCCCGCGATGATCTTGGCCTGGTACTCGTAGTCCGGCTCGACCCACATGCTGGCGAAGTTGTCCGCGGTGCCGTCGCTGCACACGAACAGCAGGCGCTCGGCGCCCGTGATCAGTAGGGCTTGCTGGCACTGCGGCATGTGGTGATCGGGCAGGATGCCGGCAGACACGGCCGCGAACAAGTCGGCGTTGTACTGCTTGTGTTCCCATGCGATGGCGTCGTCCATCGTCAGGCCGTCGCAGGATGCCGACAGATCGCCGCGCGAGCACACCACCGGGTAAAGTTCGGCGTCGATATGCCCTTCGACAATCGGCCGGGCCAGCGCCTCGGCTTCGTGGCCCTTGTCGAATACGCGCTGCAAATCGGCCGAAACCTCCTTGCCAGTGCCGGTGAATTTCTGCCTCAGCAGCTCGTTGCGAGTCTGGTAGGGCGAAATGCCCAGCATGGCGGCGGCATCGCTTGCGCCAAACTTCGTGGCCCGGAATGCTTGCCACTCAGGCGAGCCCTGCACCAGATTGTGATCAACGCGCGGGTTGGCTTCCTGCCAGGCGCGGACGATTTCCTTGGCGTTCATTTCGCACCCCCTTCCAGCGCCTCACGGCGCACGCGGTAGACCTCGGTCAATTCCTCCCGGGTGCCGACATCGGCCACCTGGGCAATCAGATCGGCATCGGCGGTCAGCACGTCCAGGTCAGCCGCTTTCTCCAGCCGCTCGCGCAGCTTGGCCGGATCAACGTCAACGGAGTCGGGCTTCTTCGGTTCCGGCGTTGCATCGATTGGCGGTTTGATGGCGCGCAGGGTTTTGATCTGAGCCTCAGACAGCGCGCCCTTGGTGGATACCATCGTGATCACATCGTCAGCCGTTTTCTTGCCCGACTGGATCAGCTTCGTCCACTGCGGCAGGTTTTTGTCGAAATCGGCCTGCGGATAGGCGGGCGGGCCTGCCGGTGCTGCTTGTGCTGCCGGGGCGCCGTGCGGCGTCACATCCTTCTCGGGAATGTCCTGCAGCTCTTCGGCCACACCCATGCCCTTGAGCGCATCCGGGAACACGTCGCGGGCGCAGAACGCACGCGCACGCATCTGCAACATGCGCTTGGGCGCGGTCTGCCACGGACCCTGCTTGCCCCACAATCCAGCCTTTTCGGCATCCGCCTTGCTGAACGTGACCGTGTGCGGAGCATTGCCGCGACGCTTGATGGTGCAGGTCGCCGCCATGCTCTGCGCGTCAAATGTTTCGCTGGTGGACTCGCAGGCCGGATTTGATTTGACGATGGCCCACACGGCATCACCCCACAGACCAGGGCGGCCATTGATCACCGCGATGTTCTGCACCGCCTGAAGCGGCGGCAGGCCAATTTCCGCGCCGAAGCAGATCGCCACAAACACGTTCTCGGGCTTGTCGCGGTAGTCCTTGGGGACAAGCTCGCTGGCGGCGATGGTCTTGGCAAACTTCACCGCCTCGTCATAGTTGCTGGGTGCCAGCGTGAACTTGGCGGGTTGCGTTACTGGCAGTTGCGCCACATTGTCTGCTGCATTCATTGTCTATCTCCTGACTGGTTACTTGACGCTCTGCGCCATGATCAAAAACTGGCCGGGCTCTTGGCACTTCTGTGCGGCCACACCCGCCCATGACTCGCGCACGCGCCAGGCGGAACAGGTGAATCCGTTTGATTCGATGTCCACGCGCACGGCAGGCGCGTCGAGCCGCTTGGCTTGCTGCGCAACCGTTGCGCGCAGGCGGTCTGCTTCGGCCAGCGCATCGGCCTTGGCGCCTTGTTCAATCGCAAGCGCAGCGGCCAGGGCGGCGATGATGGCAACCACGGCAACTGCTCGCTTCACCTCGCGCGGGATGTCGCGCACGACGACGATGTGGCAGGGAAGGGTGGCGGTGCGGGTCACTTTGCTACCTCGTGGTCATACCCATTGCAGTGCTTAACCTCATGCGCCCACAGCGTTTCAGGCTTCTTGTCCAAGCTGCGGATAGCGCCGGTCGGGGTATGCAAATACGTGTTCATCGCCTCACGCGCCGGAATGGCTGCGAGGATCAGGCAGTAGGGGCCGTCAGGGCCGTTCTTGATGCGGATGGCACACGCTTGGTTCGGGTGTTCGTACTTGAACGAGCAGCGGGCCGCGACTTCTGCGGGAGATACCACTTCCCACGCAAACGGCAGCGCATCGTGGTTCTTCACCCAGGTATCGCCCAACTGAGTACCGGGCGGGCTGTTGAACATTGCGCAGCCGGAGAGGGCTGCAGCGGTCAGAACAATGGCGACGTGTTTCATAGTTTTAATCCCTCTGCAAAACATGAATGTCCACCGGCAAGCGGTCGGCATTCTTGGATGAGTGATACCCAGCAGGAACGATGCTGGGGGCGTCAAGACAGTTGGCGAAGTCGTCGTACTGAAACAGCATGAAAATTCGCCCGCCAATCGCCGAGAACATGGTCCGCGTGGTGTACTGAGTGGGGCGCTCAATCACGGCCACTCCCTTCGCCGCCCATAATTGCGGCTTTGCTGTTTTCTGGAGTCAGAAACGCCATCATTGCGGCCAGTTCGGCATCATCAAGAATGAGGTCTGATTGCATGACGCGCATCGCCAAGATGTAGCCGTAACGATTCAGTTCAGCCGCGCTAAGTTCTGGGCTCACTGCTTCACCTTCGCCGGCAACGTGATGCGGATCACTCCGCGATTGGCCTTCAGCACCAGGCCCGTACACTTCAGCGCGGCGCGCAACTGGTGAACAGGAATCTCCCCATCCAGCCACACAACCCGGCCCTGGAACTGCGCAGGTATCGCGCCCTTGAATTGCTCTGATTTCATAAGCATCCCCATGCGTTTGAATATTCGCCACAGCAGCCACTCGCACCGCTGCAACTCACCACCGGCCGGCCTGCGCTCTTTAATCGCCCGCTGCACCTGGTGAGCCGTCCCGTCAGGGATTCACTAGGCCGCGTTCGCGGAGTGGATAGCCAGATCGTAAGGCATGCCTAATCATAAAGTCAATAGGCATGCCGACATTTCGCAAAAAATAAAGCCCGCGAGAGCGGGCTGGTGGTGGGGCTTGGTGCTGGTTACTGGTTTTTGGGGCAGCTCAGGGTGTTCTGGTTAGTTCTGAGATTGCTGTATAGGTAACAATGCGTGCGCAGCATCTCTATATCGTCCTCGCCCATTGAAATTATCCGAAAAATCTCATGTTCGGATAGCGGTTTTTCGGTGACTTCAAAGCTGGCCCGTCTTGGCGGTTCCGCTTTGGGCGGCGGCGGCGGGTTTTTGGCTGTATAGATCCAACCAATTAAAGCAACAACAGCTAGTGCCCAAGCAATGTGTTCAGATTTCATAGATTTGCGCTCCCGCTTCTGTCTCGCACGCGACCGATGATCTCGGGCATTGCGTCAATGGAAAGAAACTCGTCTGGATACAGGGCCTTGTCAACATTGTCGCTGACCACCCTAACGCGGCCGTCCATCTGCCGGAACAGCCTCTTAACCTTCACCTCATCTCCTACTCGAAAGGCGTAAACACGGCCATCCTTGATGGTCCGCTCCGCCAGGTTCACCAGCAGCGTGTCGCCATCGGCTATTGTCGGCTCCATCGAGCGGCCATGACCGCGAATGCGACACAGGCGGGCGGCATCAAGGCCCTGCTCAATAAGCCACTTTTGAGAGTAAGAATGCTTGCCGCTGACTTCCTCATGCTCTACCGCGCCGCCATCGCCCATCCCGGCGCGAACACCAGAATAGACGGGGATGTACACGTACTTGTCTGCGCTGATGTACTGAGCCCATTCCTGGCGAGCTGAAGGCTTTTCCCCGGCTCTGCGCTGGCCCGTACCCGACGCCAGCCAGTCCGTCGTCACCCCAAAGAACTCAGCCGCCCGAATAAGGTTGGTGCCCTGCAAGTTTTTTGTGGTCCCGTTTGTCCAGTCATAGATTGATGGCGGCTTGATCCCGCAATGCGCGGCCAACTCCCTGACGATCTGCCCGTTTGTCTGCCCGGTCTGCTCGCGCTTTTCGGCGATCAAGTCAGCAACTCGCTCTGCCAGTGTGCTCATGCCTGAAGAGTACCCCCGATCAACATAGGCTTGCCGTTTTTTGTAGGAATGCCTTGACTTACAGGTTCGGTATGCCTAACATGTGGGGGTATGAAGACCAAAGACGCAATTGCCCATTTCAAGTCGCCCAGCAAGCTGGCCGAAGCGCTTGGCATCAAAGCCCCCTCTGTTTATTCGTGGGGGAAGCATGTTCCAAAGCAACGGCAATACGAGCTGGAGCGCATTACCAACGGCGCACTGAAAGCTGACTGGCCAAGCGCGGCCAGCGGCCGGAGAGCCGCATGAATCCTCCCCCGCGCAGTTCGATCACTTTGGCGCGGGTTTGCGGCGCAGGAATCCCCTGCGCTGCCTTCTTATCTGCTGCATAGCTTCCGACAGGAAAAAGGAAATAGGCATGGGGCCTGAAAACGATTTTGCCCGGACATCGGGCGGCGAGAAGCTGACTGAGCGCATAGATGTGCCTGCCTCGGAAGCGTTGAAGGGTGAGCTGGTGTTCCTTGCGCGCAGCCAGGGCCTCACGCTGGCCGAGTACTGCCGCGAGGTGCTGGAGTCGCACGCCTTTGGCGAAGCGCACCGCATACGCAGAATCATGCAGTCGCGGACTCGCGTAGTGAATACGACGCCTGTCGGAGATTGATCCGATGGGCAAACGTTTGATGACCGAAGAGCAGGTTCGCTCCTATCAGGCCCGCATGTCGGGCGTGGACATCGATGCCGCGCACAAGAAGCTGCCCAAGAAAGAGGCCGACAAGCAACTGGCCCGGGCAGAGCGCGAAAAGTGGGAGCGCGCCTGGAAGCTGCAGGTCAGGGCCGCGGGCCTGCCGGAGATGGCCGAGCAGTTCAAGTTCCATCCGGATCGCCAGTGGAAGCTGGACTTCAGCTACCCCGAGCTCAGGCTGGGCGTTGAAGTCGAAGGGGGCATCTGGCGCAAAGGCGGCGGCGCGCACTCGCACCCGCTCAACATCGAGCGCGACATCGAAAAGCACAACGCGCTGATCATGGCCCGCTGGACAGTGTTTCGCTTCACCCCGCAGATCATCACCAGCGGTACAGGGCTGCGCATGGTCGAGGAATGGATCAAGCGGGGGACGCAGTGACTTACAAGCGCAAGGAAGTCATCGGCGACGCCACGCTTTACCTGGGCGACTGTCTGGAGATTTTGCCGACGCTGGAAAAGGTGGATGCGGTGATTACTGATCCGCCGTATGGGATTGGCGCGGACACGCACGCCGGTCCAGAGTCGAGCGGCTGGACGCAATGGGCGTCAGGTGGATGGGACAGAGAGCGGCCTGCACGTTCTGCGTTCGACTTGATGCGCAAAGGCTCAAAAGCGCAAATAGTGTGGGGTGGTAACTATTTCACCGATTATCTGCCCCCCACAATGCAGTGGCTCGTGTGGGATAAGGGTCAGCGCAACTTCTCGCTAGCGGATTGTGAGTTTGCCTGGACGAGCCAGCGCAAGGCCGCGCGCATCTTTACCTATTCTCGTGGCGCAGCCCTTCAAGACGGCAAGGAACATCCGACGCAGAAACCGCTTGCGCTCATGACATGGTGCATTGAGCGCCTAGAGTCCCCGCAAACCATCCTTGACCCCTTCATGGGCAGCGGCACCACAGGCGTCGCCTGCATGAATCTAGGCCGCAAGTTCATCGGCATAGAAATAGAACCCAAGTATTTCGACATTGCCTGCGAGCGAATTGAGAACGCACAAAGGCAGGGAAGGTTGATCGCATGACCAACCACATCCGCCCAACCTGCGAAGCCCCAGTACGCGACAAGAACGGAAACGTCTGCAAGTGCGGCGTGGTGGGCTTCATGGGCACGAATCGGTGCTGGGTGCATTCGGAGTTGCCGAAGGTGGCGCAGCCGCAGCCCGCGCAAGGAGTGGCAAAACGATGAGCGCGGACACCACCAAGTCAAAGGTGGACACTTGGATGCCGTGGTATGTGGCCGATTACCTGGCCGACACGTCACACCTATGCGCAGCGGAACACGGCGCCTATGTGCTGTTGATCATGCACGCCTGGATGAATGATGGCTATCTCCCGAAGGACGACAAAAGGTTGTGCCGGGTGGCACGCATGTCGCCGGAGGAATGGGCCGAATCTCGGGAAGTGCTGCTTGAATTCTTCTATGAGTGCGATGCCGGCTATCGGCAGGTGCGCGTGGATGCCGAGCTGGTCAAAGCAAGGGCGCTTCGTGAACAGCGCGCCGAGGCGGGCAGGTTGTCAGCCGCCAAACGAGCGCATCAACGAGAAGGCAACGACCGTTCAACAGGCGTTGAACATCCGTTGAACGAGCGTTCAACGAGCGTACCAACGAAACCGCCAACGGACGGGCAACGAAAACTCAACACTACACCGTCACCTACACCTACTTCCCCAGAAGCTAACGCTTCTGTGGGTCAGTTGATTCCGTTGGTGGTGGATCACAACCTACCCCCTAAAAACCCTTCTCTCTCTCCCGAAGAATCGAATACGCGCGCGACGTGGGACGCCTACAGCGCTGCCTACCATGCCCGCTATGGCGTGGACCCGGTGCGCAACGCATCGGTGAACGGGAAGCTGGCGCAATTCGTGAAGCGCATCGGCGCGCAGGAATCGCCTCTGGTGGCCGGGTTTTACCTGCGTTCAAACAAGGCGACTTACGTCCGCGACAAGCACGCCGTGGGCTGGCTGCTCAAGGACGCCGAAACGCTGCGCACGGAGTGGGTGACGGGGCGGCAGGGGACGGATACCGAGGCCCGGCAAGCCGACCGCACGGCGGCAACCGGAAACGTTTTTCGTGAACTGATCGAGGAAAGCCATGGCCAGCAAAACGCTGCTTGAAGCCATTGCCGTGACTGCGGAACTGACGCAGACGGTGCTATCCAAGGCCGCCGCGAAAGTGATGGCGGACGACTTGGCGAACTACCCCGAACCGCAAGTGCTGGCGGCCCTCACGCGCTGCCGCCGCGAGCTGAAGGGGCGCCTGACGATTGCCGACGTGCTGACCCGCCTGGACGACGGGCGGCCTGGGCCAGAAGAAGCCTGGGCGATGCTGCCGCGCGATGAAGCGACGACGGTGGTATGGACCGAAGAAATGGCGACAGCGATGGGTGTTGCGCAGCCGCTGCTCGACAAGGGCGAGGACATCCCTGCGCGCATGGCGTTCAAAGAAGCCTACACAAAGCTGGTGCAGGAAGCCCGCGATGCGCGCCGGCCGGTGAAGTGGACGGCCAGCCTGGGGCATGACCCGCGCGGGCGCGAACAGGTGCTCACAGAAGCCGTGGAACGTGGCCGCCTGCCCGCTGCGCACGTTGCTGGCCTACTGCCTTACCGCGAGGTGGCGGAGGTGCTGGAGGGTCAGTTCAAGATGCTGGAGCGTGCCGCATGAAATCCCGCGAAATCACCGTCCCCTTCCTGAAATCCCGCTGCGATTGTGATGGCGACGATGGCTGCTGGACATGGAAAGAAGCGCACATCAACGGCCAGCCGCGGATGTCCTACAAGGGCAAATCATCCCTTGCGCATCGCGTGATGTGGGAGCTGGTGAAGGGCAAGCCGCCGCAGCACCAACTGTACGCAACGTGCGGATTCAAGGGCTGCATGAACCCGAAGCATCGCGTGGATATTCTCAAGGCGGATGTGCCAAAGCGCCAGAAGAAAGACGGCCGCATGGCCTGCGGGAAGGTACTGAGCGTGCGACGCACCGCCGAGGCGCGCAGGCGATCCCCGGTGAGACACATCGAGGTTGCGCGTGCCATTCGCAACGACCCGCGCAAGCAAGATGAGATCGCCGCCGATTACGGCATTGCGCAGGCCACGGTGAGCAGCATCAAAACCGGCCGCACCTGGCGCGAAGGGGTGCTGGCATGACCGCACTCCAACAAGCCCGCACCGCTGCCAACGAAGGCATTGCCCTGGCAGCAAACAACGCAGGAAGCCAGTTCATCCGCACGGCGACGGCGTTCATTCGGCTGTACGCGATGAAGCACAAAGAGTTTGGTGGCGAGGAAGTGGTCGATTCTTGGAACGAGGCCGGATTCATTCGCCCGCCCAGCGACAAAGCCTGGGGTATGGCCTTCCGTATGGCCCGAAAGGAAGGCGCCATTCGCCGCGACCCGATCCGTTGCGTCACGCGCAAGAAAGGCCATTGCTCGCCCGGCCCGCTCTGGGTGTCGTGCGTGTATGTGCCGAAACAGTTGGAGTTGGTGGCGTGAATGACAGCCTTCTACAACGAAATCGACCCGTATGCAGTGCAGTGGCTGCGCAACCTCATCAAGGCCGGCGAAATCGCGGATGGGGTGGTCGATGAGCGCGACATTCGAGACATCCGGCCAGATGAGCTTGTGGGATACACCCAATGCCACTTCTTCGCTGGCATCGGCGGCTGGTCCCTTGCCCTGCGACTTGCCGGCATCCCCGACGATTACCCCATCTGGACCGGCTCCTGCCCTTGCCAGCCTTTCAGCTCGGCAGGCAAAGGAGAGGGATTTGCTGACGAGCGGCACCTTTGGCCGGACTTTTTCCACCTCATCAGCCAGTGCCGGCCTGCAAGCATCGTTGGTGAGCAAGTTGCAAGCAAGGCTACAGACCCGTGGCTCGACCTTGTACGCGCTGACCTGGAAGCCCTGGGTTATGCCTTCGGGGCGGTTGCTGTGCCGGCTGCGGGCTGTGGTGCGCCGCACATCCGAGACCGGACTTGGTGGGTGGCACACGCCAGTAGTCAGGGACTATCGGAACAGCGGCGGCAACGGGACGAATCCAAGAGATTTGCCGAGACAGGTATGGCTGGCCGGCTGGCCGACTACGCAGAGCCGGGACGGCAGTCATGGCGGCGGGCAGGCGAAGCGTGCGATGGGCGAAACGCGGCACGGATCGAACCTGGACGACTTTGTGATGCTGGCGGGCTGGCCGACTCCGACATCAGCACTGGCGGACAAGGGAGTTCGGACATTTGCCGGCGGATTGATGGAAGCGATGCGCAACCACGGCCCGGATTTGGCGGCAGCGGCTTGTCTGGCGGGCTGGCCGACGCCGACAGCGTTGGAGCGCAGCGCCAGCGCGGAGACGCATCAGAAGCGGCGCGACTTTCGCAAGAGAAACGCGAACCAGAACACGACCCCGATGTATTTGAACGAGGCCGCGCAGATTGTGACGGACGAAACTTTGTGCGAGGCAATGGGCTACACGAAAACAAAATTCGGCCCCGCCCGCTTCACGGTTTCTGGCGAGCTGCTGACTGGCTCCTCTGCCGGGATGGAAAGTTCCGGCCAGTTGAACCCGGCACATTCCCGTTGGCTCATGGGGTACCCGCCCGCGTGGGACGCTTGCGCGCCTACGGAAATGCCATCGTCCCGCAAGTCGCGGCCGAGTTCATCAGGAGCGTGATGTGAATGCGCATCGTCTACCGCAAGAAGCTGGACGACGGCACCTGGGTGGAAACGGTGGCGAACGTTTCGGACGACCGGATGGACGAGGTGATCGACAAGGCGTTTCAGACGTTCTGCGCCGGGTTGCCGGAGCTCCCGGACATCAACGAGATCAGGGCAAGGAGACTTGCCAGAGAGAAGAAAGGTAAGCGATGACCAAGCAAGTAGCGTTGACGGTGATCCCCAACAAGCGCGCGCACGGCGTTCCTGCGACGGGCTGCTGGGTGTGCAGGAAATCGTCGCTGGAGACAGGCCAGCCGGTGTGCAAGAAGGGCCATGAATCGGACAAGACCTGCGGGGAGTTCCGCGACGTGCGGAGCGGGTCTGAGGTGATTCCGCCGGGGAAGATTCAGCGGTGACCACCATTACCGTCACCATCAACGACGAAGGCAAGCCGGTCGGCCTGACGCCGAAAGACCAGCGGGCCTGGGCGCGCTTTTGCAAGACCATGAAAGGCGCGGAGCCGGGCGAGGTGTTCTCTTTGGATTACTGGTTTCCGCGCAGCGGTTCATTCCATCGCCTGCACATGAAGATGATGGCGGTGCTGTTCGAGTCCCAAGAGCAATTCGACGACCCCGACAAGTTCCGCAAGTGGATGGAAACGGGCGCGGGTTATTGCGACATCGTGCCCGGCCCGAATGGCCGGATGGTGGCCATCCCCAAATCCATTTCGTACAAGTCCCTGGACGACGAGGGCATGCGCGAGGTTCACGAAGCCATAAAAGCGTTTGCGCGCAGCGAGCGGTTTTCAGACTTTCTCTGGCCCCATCTTTCTGCCGACCAACAGGCGGAAATGGTGGAGTCGATCATTCGGCCGTTTGAGAGGGGTTGACCATGCACGGAAACCTTGACGACCTGATCTGGCTGATTCGCGGCGTAGCGTTTCTGGTTGCGCTCACCGCAATACTGCTGGCCGCACTTGGCGGCTGGGAATTCTGGAAATTCGTGTGGCCGCGCATCGCGGAGGCGGGCGGGAAGATGTGGGATCACTTGTGCAGGAGGAGCGCTTGAGTCTCGCCTTCCTCAAAACAGCCTACTTCCGAAGCGAGAAGCTGACGCGCTCTGCGCGCGGCCGGCCGTGCTCGAACTGCGATGCAGAGGACGGCACAACGGTATGGGGTCACTCGAATCACGGGAGGCATGGGAAGGGCAGGAGCATCAAGGCACACGACTGTTTCGGAGCCGACCTGTGCTTTCGCTGCCACACCTGGCTGGATTCAGGGAAGGGCGTTGACCCAACGAAGATTTGGCAGGACACAGAAAAGGAAGAGATGTTCATGCGCGCATTTGAGCGGAGTCTGCTGGCGAGATTCCAGGACGGAACCTACAAAGTGACGGGGGGTTAAATTGGGGCTCAGAGAGCAGTTATCTAAGGATCTGTCGGACTCCCGCAGCCTTCAGTGGATCGAAGGGAAGACGGGCTCAGTTGACCGCGTGACGGCGGTCGGCATGATCGCAGCGCAGGGACACCGCGAGGCTGCGCTTGAGGCCCTGGGCACAGTCCTGTGGGGCTACAAGCTGCTGTGGGAGCGGCGCGAGCACAATAATGACGAGTTTTCCGCCCTTCGCCGCGACCGTGCAGAGCGCGACAAACACGAAGCCTACCTCTTGCTGGCCTGCTTTCTGCAGAACACGAAGAGCCTCAAGGGTTTTGGCGGCCCGCGCACCGGGGGGAAGATCATCGTCAACCGCACCGGCTGGTACATCGGCGGCCGCGCGGCCATCGACGAGTGGGTGAATGACCTCTGCCGCAACTGTCACGGCGCAGGGGAGATCATCATCGGCGGCGTGCGCAAGACCTGCCCGGTCTGCAACGGCCACCGGAAGCACCGCTACACCGATGAAGAACGCGGCGACGAGTTCATGCGCTGGCTTGCGCAGTACCCGAAAGACCAGGCGCCAGATATCGCTATCACGCGCTGGAACGATTTGCTTTTTCACGCCCACGACATCATCGGCGCAGCGGATCGTGCCGTGATGGTGCGCATGGGGCGGATGCTGGGGAGAGATTGATTTGGGCCCCGCTACACGCACGGCTGGCGTGCGCCCGGCAGGGGAAAGTGCCGGGTACAAGGACCATCTGCGCCGCCCCGACGGATTGACCAGCAGGCGGAAACACCAAATCGACATCATCGCCAGCGTAATGCAGTGTTGCAAAGCGCATTTCCAGTGTGGTGTACTCCACGCACGCGAGCAAGAGCCGAGCTGACGGTAGAGCAAAAAGAAGCTGGCGCAACCCTTGATGGGGTTGCTCGCTCTGAATTTGGAAGCGCAACCCGATTGGCGACGGGACCGGTCCTGAAAACCGTGCGAGCCCTCGCGGGCCTTGAGCGTTCGACTCGACTCCGCTTCCGCCAGAATGCAAGGGGGGTGTGGGGGTTGTTGCCCCGCCCTTAAACGACCGGCTGCAACCGGCGCCCTAGCATGCCAGCGCTGGTATAGCTCAGAAGGCAGAGCGGCCGCTTTGTAAGCGGCGGGTCGTGGGTTCGATTCCTACTGCCAGCACCAAGATCATCCGAAGCCCCGAGTGACCAGATAGGTTGCCGGGGCTTTTTCATTTCAACGGCCGGGCGGTCAAGTCCCCCAACCCCATGCGCTTGACGCAGCCCAGTGCTGCCCCGGCCACCCACATAGGCGTTTCAGACATGAACAACCGCAGACCTGAAGCGCAGGCAAAGCTGGATGCGCTGAAGCGCGCCGCTGAAACGCCGCATGTTCCGCCGCCGGAACCGGCACCCGAGCCGCAGCCGGAGCAGCCTCAGTGAACGCCAAAGCCAAAGCGCTTGGCACTGCCGCCGCGCTGATCACGGCTGGCACGCTGGCCTTCGTGACCCAGAAGGAAGGCGTCGAATATTCTGTGTACCAAGATATTGTCGGCGTTGACACCGTGTGCGCCGGCATCACCGGCAAGGACGTGATCCCCGGCAAGGTCTACACCCCAGCCGAGTGCGATGCCCTGCTGAAGAAGCATCTGGTCGAGCACGCCGCGGGCTTCATTGCCTGCACCCGGCCCGATCTATCTCAAGGCGAGTTCGATGCCTACGCATCGTTCACCTATAACGTAGGTATCAACGCCGCGTGCAAGTCCACGCTCGCCAAGAAGCTGATCGCTGGTGACCGCCGCGGTGCCTGCGACGAGTTGCTGAAGTGGAACCGCGCAGGCGGTAAAGAGGTGCGGGGCCTGACCCTGCGCCGCCAGGATGAACGGAAACTCTGTCTGAGGGACTTGCCATGAGTGACAGCAAAGACGTTGCCGTTGCCTTCGGGTGCTATGCGTTTCGCGGATGCCTGGTGCTTGGCCTGTTCTTCGTGGCCCTGATTTGCTGGAATGCCGCCCGCGCGCAAACCGCCGAGGAGTTGGATGTCGCATGCAAGGACGGCAAGTGCGTGATCGCTGAAAAGGATCTGGCGCGCATCCTGGAGTCGAACAACAAGGCGGTGCTGGAGGTGGTCCGGCTTCGCAAGACGTGTGGTGGCGTGCGGATATGAATCCGCTGGAGGGGCCGGCAGTCAAACTGCTGATCGCCGCAATTGTCCTGGCTGCGGTGACTGGCGCTGGCTGGCTAGCCTACAACGCCGTCGAGCGCCACTTCCAAGCCCCGGTGCTGGCGCAACTGGAAGCCGAAAAGGCGGCACACGAACAAACCCGGAAGTTGAAGGCTGTGTGCGACGGCGTGGTGGGTGCGCAGACCAAGGGTATCGAGGCCCTGCAAAAAGAATCAGACAAACGCGTAGCCGAAAGCAAGGCCGCCCTTGCGGCTGCCGCCAAGCGTGCTGCAGCACTGGAAAAGTCGGCATCGGACAAGGCCAATTCGCCCCCGCTTGATGCCGATGAATGCAAGTCGATGGAACTGCGCGCGGAAAGATCAATCCGCGAGTTCCAGTCAAGGCAAAGCAAATGAGCATTTCCTATACACGTCATATGCCATATGCATATGGTTTGGCGGTTTGCTTTGCATGTCTGCTGACCGGCTGCGCAAGCTCCCCCCCGCAGATTGAATACCGAACCGTCCCGGTACCTATCCCCGTCCCGTGTGCCGTCGAGGTTCCCGTCAAGCCCGAATGGGAGCGGGGCAAGGTTGATCTACAAACGGCAAGCAAGGACCGAAAGATTGCCGCGCTTGAGGCCGAACTGGATCAGCGCGAGGCATACGAAATCAAACTGGAAGCCGCAAATCGCGGCTGCGCATCACCGAAATAAGCCCAAAGGGCTATTCCGCACCACGACGGAATCGTGGCAAACACCCCAAGGAGTATCAACATGGAACAACCCAAACTGAAGGGCGAAGCCCTTGACCAAGCCATTGCAGCGCAGCCCTTCGAGAAGGTCACGAAGGACTCCATCGAGGCCAAAATTGCCAAGGTGGACTACCTCGTTTTGCCGGACTCGACTGTGACGCTGTGCAACATCACCCTGAAGAACGGTTACAGCGTGCGCGGCGAATCCGCGTGTGTGGACCCGCGCAATTTCAACGTCGAGATCGGCAAGGGCCTGGCCTACAAGCAGGCATTCGACAAACTCTGGCCGCTGGAAGGTTACCTGCTGGCCGAGCGCCGCACGGTTTCGCGCCGCGATATCGCCGCCAACGAGCTGCAGATTTTGATTGACGTTGCGGAAAACAACGCGCCCATCCATGAAAAGGAAGGGAATCACGCGCAAGCGCAACTTTGCCGCGAGCGGGCCGAAGCGCTTAAGGCAACCATGAATGTGCTGTTGGCATAGCAATGGGGCTTCGGCCCCTTGCTATCGCCGCCAGGCAGGAGCAACCAAATGAACTTTGCAATCGGATTTGTGCTGGGCCTATCCGCCGCAGCGGTCCTGATCTGGATCGGCGTGCACCAGCAATACATCACCCTGGGCTCCGGCCCGCGTGCGGACAAGGTTGACGACGACCTGAAGGCCGCGCGTGATCGTTTCAAGGACACACCATGAACAAGCGCGTCCGCCTCAAGGACTTGAAGATCAAGCCCATGGTGCGCCACGTACTCCGAGCACTCCAAGCCAGAAAGATGGGGTTGGTATGAAAAGCATCCTGATTGCATTCCTGTTGCTGGCGCTGCCGGCATTCTCCAACCCCATCGCGGAAGCGAATGCGGCCTGGGAAAAGGCTGCGGCCACGGCCAAGTACACGGCCATTGCAAGCTGCGCCAATGCCAAGGACGGCGAGAGCCAGCGCGCCTGCTACTCAGCCGTGCGCGAGATCGCCATTGCTGACCATTTGGGTAGCGCCAACAAAATGGTTCAAGCACCCGCCCCCCAAGTGGTGAGCACGACCCCGACCACTCCGGGCGGCTGGCTGGCTGCCGGTGCTGGTCAACTGCTCGGCGGTGTCTGGGACTTCGGCAAGGCCGCGGTCTTGAATCTCGGCCCCGCATACTTGAATGCTCGCGTCGGCATGCGCCAGGCACAGGCCAACGAGGTGATCGCAGGCTACCAGCGCGACCAGCACGTTGCGACCATGGGCGCATTCCAAAGTACCGCAGCGGCAGGTTTCAACGCCAACACCCAGATCGCAGGATTCATTCAGGCCCCGGCCCCGAACATCAACCTGTCCGGCCAAGGCGTGATCGGCAGCGGCACCTACACCGGCCCGGTCACTCGCAACTGTAACGGCGGCACGGCGGCTGGTGGTGGAAACGCAACAGGCACCACCGGCAACACTTCAGGCGGCGCAGGCGCCCCGGCGAATGGGGGCAACTGCTGATGTCCGCCGAGACATTCAACATCATCGTCAACATCGTTTTCGGTATCTGCAGCATCGCCGTCCCCATCGCCTACAAGGTGCTGGCCGCCCAGATCCGCGAGGTCAAAGAAGCGGCGGCGGCGGCTGCGGTCCCGGCCACCGCTCTGGCAACCGAAGCCAAGAACATCGCTCTCGACTTCGCCAAGCGCTTCAACGAGTTCCAAGTGCACGTCGCCGCCAACTACCCGCAGAACAAGCGCATCGAGGACATGGAAGACAAGCTCATGCGCACCCTTGAGCGGATTGAATCGAAGCTAGACCAGAAGCAGGACAAGGCATGAGCCGCATCCTCACAGCCGAAGGCAAGCGTCTGAGTCGCGCCGTCCAGCGATCCCTGCAGCGCAGAGCCGTGGGCACGCTGGTGATCTTCAAGAGCCCGGTCGGCACCAACCAGTGGGAAGCCGTCAAGCCTGACGATGTTCCGGGATGGGTGAAAGACCCCGACGTTCTCGGGGAGATGGTGGACGGCAACGCCGCGCACCGTGAGGGTGAAGAGTTCGAGTACATCGCCCAGAAAGCCGAGACGATCCAGTGAGCAAGGCAAAAGCCGCGGCGAAGAAGCCTGCGGTGAAGGCAGCAAAGCCAACAGTGGAAGACATCGGGGCCGAGCTGAACGACAAGCAGCGCCGGTTCTGCGAAGAGTATCTGGTAGACCTGAATGCAACCCAGGCTTACCTCAGAGCCGGGTACGAAGTGAGCGAGAAAACCGCCAGCACCAACTCAAGCCGGATGCTGGCAAATGCGAAGGTGGCAGCTCACATCCAAGCATTGAAGAAAGGGCGCGCAGAGCGCACTGGAACAGATGCTGACATGGTGGTGCAGCAATGGCGTGAAATCGCCATGGCAAACCCCAACGACCTGATGGAGTTTCGTCGGGGCTGCTGCCGCTTCTGCTGGGGCAAAGACTTCAAGTATCAGCGCACACCGCGCGAGATGGAAGCGGCCCGGGAAGCCTTTGAGCGCCAAGTAGCGGCCAAGATTGAGCAGGCCAAGAAGGATGGCGAGGATGCATTTATTCCGCCGCCCTTTGATGAAGAGGGTGGCGTCGGGTACAACCGCACTCGTGCGGCAAACAAGGATTGCCCTGAATGCTTCGGGGATGGCGAAGGCTATGCCCACTTCAAGGACACTCGCTACCTTCCCGCTCCGGCGCTGACGCTGTACGGCGGCGTCAAGGTGACGCGCGAGGGCATTGAGATCAAGGTCAACTCCAAGGAAAAGGCCCTGGAGATGCTGGCTCGCCACAATGGCATGTTGATCGAAAAGGTTGAGCAGACCGGCAAGGATGGCGGCCCCATCGAGCACAAGCACAACGTCACCATGACGCCTGACGAGGCCTATCGGAAGATGCTGGAGGGCTGAGGTGGGCGCCCCGGCCTTTGACTGGCTGAATCCGGACTACGAGCCGGTCTACCAGAAGCGCGCTGAATGGCTGGTCAAGATTCGCAATACCCCGGGCATGCTTGAGGGGTTGAAAGAGTTCTACAAGACGCACCCCGTTGAGTTCATCACCGACTGGGGCATGACGTTTGACCCGCGAAACGTCGAGCGAGACCTGCCAGCCATTGTGCCGTTTGTGCTGTTCCCGCGGCAGGAAGAGTTTGTGGACTGGGTGGTCGACCACTGGCGCGGCCGTAAGGATGGCCTGGCCGAGAAGTCTCGAGACATGGGCGTCTCCTGGTTGTGCGTCTGGATCGCCATCTGGATGTGGCTGTTCCATCCCGGCGTGGTGGTGGGATTTGGGTCTCGCAAAGAGGAATACGTTGACAAGATTGGCGACCCGAAGTCGCTGTTCTGGAAGATCCGGCAGGGCATCAACCTGCTGCCCAAGGAGTTCCGGCCAGCCGGGTACTCTGAACAGGCCCATGCGCCGCACATGCGCGTGCTCAATCCCGAAACGGGGTCGGCAATCATCGGGGAGGCGGGCGACAACATCGGCCGCGGTAACCGGACATCGATCTACTTTAAGGACGAGTCCGCGTTCTACGAGCACGCCATGGCCATCGATGCCGCGCTGTCGCAGACATCGAACTGCAAGATTGATGTGTCTACCCCCAACGGGGTCGGCAATCCGTTCCACACGAAGCGGCATGGCGGCCGCATCGATGTGTTCACCTTCCACTGGAAGCAAGACCCCAGGAAGGATCAAGCCTGGTACGACAAGCAGGTGCATGACCTGGACGCGGTGATCGTTGCGCAGGAAATCGACATCAACTATGAGGCGTCGGTTACCGACACCTTTGTGCCGGCCGAGCCGGTCATGGCGGCCATGTCGCTGGGCCCAGCTGATGTGCAGGCCAATGGCCCGATTATGATCGGCGTTGACGTTGCGCGCTTTGGCGATGACCGCAGCGTCATCACCGCCCGGCGCGGCCGCGTGCTGCTGTTCCAGCGGGTGTACGAGAAGATTTCCACCACCAACCTGGTGGGCCGGGTGAAGCAGGAGGTGGACGCATTCCCAAGGGGGAGTGTGGGCCAGATCGCCGTGGACGTGATCGGCGTCGGCGCTGGCGTGGCAGATCAACTGCGCGTTATCTACCCAGGCAAGGGCCGCACTCCCAGCATCGTGGTGGATGTGAATTCCGCCGTGCGTGTTGATGACGGCGTGAATTACAACCTGCGCGCTCAGATGTGGGCGAATTTCCGCGATGAGTGGCTGACCACACGCTGCAGCATGCCGAACGATCCGGACCTGAAAGCCGAGATCTGTTCGCCACGGTACTACTTCAAGGGCGGTCTCCGGCTCATTGAGAGCAAGGAAGACCTGAAGAAGCGCGGCATCCGCAGTCCCGACAAGGCGGACTCGCTGATGCTCACATTTGCGGTGCCATGCGCAGAGCCAAAGGCGCCACCACCCGTCGTCCCAGACCGGCCGATTCTGGATAAGTCGGTCGGATACTGAATCACACCGCCGCCTTCGGGCGGCTTTTCATTTGGAGTTCTCATGGAACCTGTACTTGGCGTGAATCACACCGTCCAGGCGACGTTTACCCGGCCGGCAGACACCAACGTCTATGCAGCGGGTGATGTCATCTGCAATTCGACCTCCGCGCCGCAGGTGCTGACTTTTCTTGGCCCGACGCGAGAGGCATCCGGTCGCGGCGCGATCCTGCAGGAAGCCATCCTCATCTCATCGGCAAACCAGTCCACCAAACTAGAAGCCGAGCTCTGGCTGTTTGATACGACGGTGGTGGCTGTGAACGACAACGCAGCTTTCGCGCCGTCCGATGCTGAAACACTGACGCTGCTCGCTGTGGTCCCGTTCTACGCGGCTGACTGGAGGGTGGGGAATGCCAGCGCAGGCGCGGCCGGCAACGCGGTCTGCCAAGCGATCAACCTGGGCCGCCCGATCAATGTGACCGGGGCCAGCAACAACAGCATCTTCGGCGTGCTGGTGGCGCGTAATGCGTACACGCCGGTCTCCGCCGAGGTGTTCACGATCAAGCTGAAGTTCCTCGACTGATGCGTCTTCGGCCAGTGGTGCCCAAGCAGGGTGGATTCATCGGTATCGGCAATCGCCGCGTGCTGGTGCCCAAGATTGAGGACGCGCCGTTCGCGTTCAACTTCCTCGTCTCGGCCAACCCGTCGCGCGGCAGCGGATCGACCACCATCTCAACGTCGGAGAACGGCACCTATGTCGCGAGTTCTGGGCTGATCGTCCAGAACACCGCCAACAATCCGCGCATTGATTACAACCCGGCCACGCTTCAGGTTCGGGGCTTGTTGGTGGAAGAAGCCCGCACCAATCTGTGCCTGCAGTCCGCGGACTTGGCCACGACCTGGACTAGCACGCGCGCCACGGTGAGCGCAAACGCTGCGGCTGGCCCGGACGGCGCATCGACGGCTGACAAATTGGTGGAAGACGGAACGGCCGCCAACTCGCACTTCAACCAGCAGGCGTTCACGAAGGCCGCGAGCGCACTGCCTTACTCGTACTCCATCTTCGCCAAGGCGGTCGAGCGTTCGTTTGAGCGCATCCAGGTGCTGGACGGCGTGAGCAATGGCGCCTATGCGGATGTCAGTGTGGCCGCAGGTTCCATTTCAGTCGGATTTGGTATTGGCGGAACGCCATTCACCTCGCTGTCGGCTGCGATCTACCCGTTCTCGAATAGCTGGCAACGCCCGGCGCTGAACTTCACGACCGGCACCGATGCCGCATTGACGGTGTTCAACGTCCTGGCCAACGCGCTGGCGGGCGTCTCGTACAACGGTGACAGCACGTCGGGCATGCTGTTTGTGGGTGGTCAGCTTGAACAAGCCGCCTTCCCGTCCAGCTACATTCCGACCGCCGCGGCTTCGGTGACTCGGGCCAAGGACAGCTACAGCATCGCGTTCACCCAAAACAGCGGGACGTTTGTCTTCGAGGGAATCACCGCCCCGGGCCCTGGAACGCAGTATTTCCTGAGCATCGACGACGGCACGGCGAACAATCGCATCGCGATCTACCGGGACAGCTCGAACCAGATCCACTGCCTGGTAGTGACGGGCGCTGCGACGCAGTGCGACATCAATCTTGGCACGGTTGCCAACCTGACTCAATTCCGCGTGGCTTTCTCATGCTCGGCAAGCGGGTTTTCGGCATCTCTAAACGGTGCGGCTGAAGCCCCGCCTGTGGCAGCCGGCACGCTGCCCACCGTCACCACCGCCAACCTGGGGCAAGACCATGCCGCCGCCAACCAGTGCTGCGGATGGCTGCGCAAGCTGTCGTGGTTCCCCGCCGCCTTTGCTGGCCGCCTGGCTGCCCTGTCGAGGTCTGCATGAGCACGGACGTTGAAATGGAACTGGACGAGATGGGCGGAGAGGAGACGGCCGCCCAAGAGGAGGCCGAGAAGCAGCGCGCGCTCGCCCTTCAGCGATTCGCCGATGTCCTGCGCGACAAGCGCAAGGCCGCAGTGGCTGCCCGGCAAGGCTCCGGGCTCGAGCAGCGCTGGCGCGAAGACGAGGAGATGTACGACGGCATCGATGATGCCAACCGGGCAGAGGTAACGACCAAGGGTCAGACACCAGGCGCCCCGATCACCACCGAGAAGGTCAAGACCAGTGGGAAGTCCACGGTCTTTGTGAACATCACGCAGCCCTATGTGGATATGGCCGCCTCACGACTTTGCGACATCCTGCTGCCGACCACCGACCGCCCGTTCAAGATCAATCCGACCCCCGAGCCGGACATTGAACAGGCCACGAACAGCACGGAAGTTCTTTCGCTGACCGGTCCCGATGGTGCGCCCGTCCAGGAAAACGTAGCCGACATCGCCAAGAGGATGATGGCCGAGGCCGAGGCGGCGGCCGAAAAGGCAGAAGACAAGATCTGGGACTGGTGGTCTGAGTGCCGCGCCCCGGCCGAACTGCGCAAGGTGGTCTGGGAAGCCGCAAAAATTGGAACGGGTGTCATCAAGGGTCCGTTCCCAGTCAAGCAGACCGGCAAGAAGATCACTGCCGTCAACGGCCAAGTGTCGATTGAGATCATGAACAAGCTGGTCCCGGCATCCAAGTGCGTTTCGCCGTGGAACATCTTTCCCGATCCGGGTTGCGGGGACAGCATCCACAACGGCTCGCATCTGTTCGAGTCCGACGAGATGTCCTACCGCCAGATTGAGGAGCTGAAGGGGACAATGCTCTCCACCGGTCAGCCCATGTACCTGGATGACCAGATTGAACAGGTGCTGGCAGAGGGGCCGGGCGGTTCCTACGAGAGCAAGAAGGCGGACCAGACCAGCGATGACCGCTTCAAGGTCTGGTACTACTACGGCATCGTTCGCGCGGAAGACTTCCAAGCCGCAGGGTTTGAGGCAGAGGATGAAGAGTCGCTGTGCGTGATCGTGATGACGATCAACGACCGCGTTGTGCTGGCCGCACAGTCCTACCTTGAAGAAAGCCCGATCCCGTTTGATGTGTTCCGCTGGAACAAAGTGGCCGGCTCATGGGCCGGGCAGGGCGTTTCCCGCCAGGTGAACGCTGCGCAGCGCATCGTGAACGGCAGCGTGCGCAACATGATGGACAACGCGGGCGTTTCCTCCGGCCCGCAGATTGTGCTGAACCGTGACATCGTGAGCCCGGCGAACGGAGTCTGGGAAATCACCGGCCTTAAGCTCTGGTTCCTCAACGACTCGGACATGAAGGCGGGCGACGCGATGGCGTCCATCGTCATTCCCTCGCTCCAGCAGGAACTGATGAACATCATCGAGTTCGGCCACCGCATGGCAGAGAAGGCCACCAGCATGCCCTTGCTGATGCAGGGCGAGCAAGGTGCGGCGACCGAGACCGTGGGCGGCATGACCATCCTGGATGCTAACGCATCCACTGTGCTGCAAAACCGCGTGAAGTTTTTCGATGAAGACGTGACCGAGCCGCATGTGCGCCGGTACTACGAATACCTCATGCTGAATCACGACGATCCGGCCTGCAAGGGCGACTTCCAGATCGTGGCCCAGGGCTCGACGGTGTTCTACCAGCGCGATGTCATGAACCAGCAGCTCGCCAACATGGGGCCGATTGTCGAAAACCCCCGCTACAGAATCAACCCGGAGAAGTGGCTGAAGCATTGGCTGAAGGGTCAGCACATCCAGCCGGAGATGATCCAGTACACCGAGACCGAGTGGGCGGAAGTGCAGAAACAGATGGCGCAAAACCAGCCATCCGATCCGCGCATCGAGGTTGCGAAGATCAAGGAACAGGGCGCCACCGAGCGCGCCAAGCTGGATACGGATCGCGATACCGCTTACCGAGAGGCGTTGGCCGAACAGACCCGTGTAATGGCAGCGGCCAAGGAGCGCGAACTGGAGCTCAAGCACAGTATCGCATTGCTGCATGAGAACGGCGCCATGGCTCGGGAAATTGAAAAGCTCAAGGCAAGCCTCGCAGAAACCACCATGGAACTCAACACGCAGCGCGAACTCGCCAAGGGCGGACCCGCCCCGCAGGTTGCGCCCACCAAGATGGAACCTGTTGGGCGAGCGCCCGACGGTGAGGCATTCCAGAAATGAGCGACGCCCCGGATTTCAAGCTGTCCCCGGAGGAGCGGGACAGCGCCATCTGGCGCGGCATTGAGGGCAAGCTGAAGGCTCGCCTTGAGTCGCTGCGCGTGAAGAACGACGGCGACGCAACGCCAGAAGCAACGGCCCGCCTGCGCGGCCGGATTGCCGAAGTCAAGGATTTACTCGCGCTGGGCAAGGCCCCAGTCGAGACCAAGTATTAGCCGGCCGAGAGACCGGAGAAGCAGCAGGCGACCGAAAGGCCGTCTGATCGTGGCCGCCCTTGAGGCGGTTTTTGTTTTTGGAGACCCCAACGATGACGATTGAAACAACCGAGGTGATCGCCCCCGCAGAAGTTGCTGATGCAATGCAGGCCGGATTCAACAAGGTGCGCGGAGACACGCACGAAGAATCACGACCCGCAGAAGTTGCGCAGCACCAAGCACAGGACGACGCTGGTGCGGTTGACAACACCGGATCTGCCGCCGAGGCGGAGCCGCCCGTTGTCGACGAGCTGCAGGAGACCAAGAAGGCGCTTGCCGAACTCCGGGCTGCGAACGAAAAGCTCGCGCAAAGCCAGGAAAAGGCGTTTGGCCATATCGGTCAACTGAAGAACGTCATCGAAGAACTGAAAGGCGCGGGGCGGGCGGGAAGCCCGATTCAGGTCAGCGCAGACCAATTCAAGAACTTGCGTGCCGAGTACGGCGACGAGATGGCCCAGGCATTGGCCGAAGACTTGAGCGGATTGAGCATTGCCGCCGGTCAGCAGGTTGATACCGCCGCCATCGAGAAGGCGATCACTGACAAGGTGGAAGCCAAGCTCCAAGAAGAACGGGATGCCCGAGAGAACGACCGCAAAGCGAAGGAAATGCGGTTCGTGCGTCGGGCTCACTCGGACTTCGATGAGATTCGCACCTCGGACGAATTCAAGAGTTGGCGCGCAGCACTGCCGAAGGAAGCGCAGGACGCGCTCGCCAAGGCTAGTGCGGAGTACGACAGCGAAACGATCATCGATGCGCTGAACGACTTCAAGAAAACCCGCAAGCCCAAACCAACGAACACGCGGCTGGAAGCCGTCGCGACGCCCAAGGGCTCAAACGCACGCGGCACGCCAACCGTTCTCCCTGATTCAGCCGGGCTCGAGGCCGGATTCAAACGAGTCCGCCCGGCCGGCACACACTAAGGAACTACCATGAGCGGAAACGCCTATTCGACCCAGATCGGTCGTATCAACGAAGTAAAGGGCGAACTCATCGCCCACGCCATCCCGCACGAAGTGCTGGCGATGGGTTGCACCATGAAGAAAATGCCGAAGAACGAGGGTGACAACATCACCTATCGTCGCGTGCTGCCCACAGGCGCCACGTCCGTTTCGGCCAACTCCATCAACCGCTGGTCCGTGACCACGGCTGCGCACGCGGTGACTGAAGGCGTGACTCCGACCCCGGACACGCTGGTCTACCACGATGTCGCCGTGACCCTCCAGCAGTACGGCTGCCTGTACAGCTACACCGACAAGGCCGCCAAGCTGTACGAGGACGACATCCCCGAAGACCAGAAGAAGCTGGCGGGTGAGCGCATGGGCCTGGTGCGCGAGATGGTGCGCTACGGCGCGATGAAGGCTTGCACCAACGTCTACTACGCTGGCGGCACCTCGCGCGCCACCGTGAGCTCGAAGGTGAACCTGAACCTGCTCCGCAACATCGCCCGCGGCCTGCAACTCAACGGCGCCAAGCAAATCACCTCGGCCATCCTGCCGTCTGCCAACTACGAAAGCTATGCCGTTTCGGCTGGCTACGTGGTGTTCTGCTCGACCGACATCGAGCCGGACATCCGCGATCTGCCCGGCTTCGTCCCGGTGGAAAAGTACGCCGGTAAAAAGGCGCTGAACGAGCACGAAATCGGTTCGGTGGAGCGCTTCCGCTTCATCACTTCCAAGGAACTGGTCGCCTACCCGGACTCCGGCGTGGCCATCGGTTCCACCGGCCTGTTCTCGACGACCGGCTCCAACATCGACGTTTACCCGCTGCTGGTCATGGGCGAAGAGGCTGTTTTCGATGTGGCGCTGCGCGGCGAAAACGCCCTGGATGTTTCGCACATCCCGCACACCCAGAAAGACAAGGCCGACCCGGCCGGTCAGCGCGGTTACCTGTCCGCGTTCTTCTGGTCCGCAGTGCTGGTCGCCAATCCTGGCTGGATGGCTGTTGCCGAAGTCGGCACCACCAACCTGTCCTGAACATTAGGGGCCTGACCATCGGCCCCGTCTTCAAAGGAAATCATCATGCATTCACATGAATCCCATGGTCGTACCTTCATCACCACGCCCGGTCTGCTGACCGCGACCGGCGGTGTGACGACTCACGACACGACCGCAACCATCAACTACTACCTGAACGGTGTGATGCGCCAGAAAACGGCCATCACGACCGGCGCCACTCCGACGACCGACATCCTCACCGGCCTGCCGATCACGCTTACCGCCAACAAGGCGTGCGTGGTGGTCTGGCTGTTGGATTCTGCCGGCACCGTCCGAGTCGCCGCGGGCCCCGTTGTGGACTGGAACGGTACGTCTTTCAACGTGCCGCCCCCGTTCCCGGATATCGATCACACGGTCTACTGCCCGTTTGCCACCCAGATGCTGAAGGCATCTTCGGCGGCCGGCACGATCACGTTCGGCTCGTCCAACTGGAACGCGACTGGCTTCACCAATTCGATTCTGAATGGTGGCCTGCCCGCCCGTCCGCGCACCGTCTGATGAATACGGGGCCGGGTAACGCCGGCCCCACTTTCCGAAAGGACAAACCAAATGATTACCTGGAAAGACTTCTCCAACATCCGCCTGTTCCGTTCACTTCAACTCAAGAATTCGGCGTCCATCAACATTGAGTCGGTATCCGGTTCGACTCTCAGCCAGTTGACGGCTTCCATCCTTCGCGGGCTGGTGCCGTCCAACCAGGTCGGCATCAATGCTGGCAGCGCTCTCACGCTGACGGCCGACACGCACGGGAACCGAACCATCAACCTGGACACCCTTGCCGGCTCGACGGTGACGCTGCCCGCCTCGACGGGTTCCGGCCTGACCTACCGCTTCCGCGTTTCGGTGCTGGCCACCAGCAACTCGCACATCATCAAGGTGGCGAATGCGTCGGATGCGTTTGATGGCTACATCTTCTCGCGCGACGACACGTCGGATAACGCGGTGGCCTTCTTCGCCACTGCAGGCACTTCCGACACCATCACCCTGAACCGCTCGACGACCGGTTCTGTTGTGGTGGGCGAGTGGATTGAGGTGCAAGACATTGCTGTCAACCGGTTCCATGTCCGCGGCTTCATCGCGAACACGGGCACGCCGGCAACGCCGTTCAGCGCGACGGTTTAATCCCGAGCGCTACGCATCACGGGCGCCTTCGGGCGCCCTTTTTCATTCAGCCAGGAGAAATCCATGCCCCGAGTTACCAGCCCCCAAGCCAAGGATCGTCCCGCAGTTCGCTCAAAGAGTGCGGTCGATGTTGCAGAACTTCCCATCGGATCGCCCGGTGCGCGCATACAGCGCGCAAGCGAGGACGGCCCCGCCCTGGACGATCCGCAGATCGAGATCGTGGATTCCGTGGCCGATCCCGAAAAGATTGCCAACTTGGCCTTTATGGAAGAGATGGTTGAGGTTCAGGTGCATACCACCTCAGACAAGGGCGCGGAGCAAATCTTCGAGATCATCGTCAATGGCAAGCGCGAGCTCTTCGTGCGTGGCGAGACCAAGACCGTGGCGCGCAAGTTCATCAACGTGATGGCAAACGCCCGCGAAGACAAGCTGGAACAGATCAAGGAACGCGACGCGGCCGGCACGCTGGTGTTCAAGAACGTCTTCAGGTCGGTGATGAAGTACCCGTTCTCGATTGTCAACGACCCCAACCCCATCGGGCGAGCCTGGATCAGTGCCGTCATGCGCCAGGCGAAGTAAATGAACTTTCTCCAGATCTGTCAGCGAGTCAGGCAGGAGGCCGGTATTTCCGGCACCGGCCCCGCCTCAGTCACAAATCAGACTGGAGAGATGGCGCGCGTGGTCGATTGGGTCAAGGCGGCTTACGAGGATATCCAGAACCTGCACGACAACTGGAAGTTCATGCGCCGGGAATTCACTTTCCCGACCATTGCTGGCAACCCGGTGTATCTGCCATCGGCAATCAGCCTGGATGAGTTTGGCCGCTGGAGGCGAGACGAGCAGTGGCGGTGCTATCTCACCAGCGTGAACGATGAGCTGCGCATGACGCACTGGGACGACTGGGATTGCTTCCGCGAGTCTCGCCTGTACTCGGTCAACCGCTCGACCCAGGGCCGGCCCATTGATGTCGCCATCCGCCCGAACGATGACGCCATCTATCTGTGGCCGACGCCAAACAACATTTTCACCATCACGGGCGATTACTACATCCGCCCTCATGTGATGGCAGCCAACAGCGACGAGCCGATTTTCCCGCGCGAGTTTCACATGCTCATCGTGTGGCGCGCGATCCTGTTCTATGCGCCCTATGAGGCTGCGCCCGAGCGGTACGCGCAAGCAAATACGGAACACAAGCGGCTTCTGGCGGCGCTTCGCAGGAAGTGGTTGCCGGAGATCAAGCTGGGTGGGCCGCTGGCATGAAGCAGCTCCCGTCAGTCCCAATCCAGACTGACTATGTAAGGTTTACCGGCGGGATTGACCAGAAGACGCCAGTGCTTTCTTTGAAGCCTGGCAATGCGCTGGACGCGATGAATTACGAGGCCGACGTGTTTGGCGGCTACCGGCGCATCGGTGGGTTTGAGTCATTCACCGGGAAAGACAAGCCATCGGACGCGACTTACACTTTTATCAAGGCGGCTTTCAATTTCGGACCCAGCGTGGGCGACATAATCACCGGATCAACATCCGGAGCGACGGGCGTGGTGGCCTACCTAGACCTGGGGCTGAACACCTACGATTTTGAGTGGATGGCGCTAACTAAGGTAGTAGGCACGTTTGTCAACGGCGAGGCCTTTACCGGTGGCGGCGGCGGAACGATTTTAGAAACACCATCGGTTCGCGGTGCGCCCAGCGCGCTAGATGATGCAAGAGCGTTGAATGCTGCAGCCGACATCGTGCGCCTGGATCTTGGTTTGCCCCCGCTAGGGTCCGGGCCGGTGCTTGGCGTGTGGCTGTACAAGGGCGACGCCTATGCGTTTCGCAACAATGCGGGCGGCACGGCGGCAGAAATGTGGAAGGCCACCACGTCGGGGTGGACCACCGTTGATCTGGGTCGGAATCTTGCCTTTACCTCTGGCGGCGTGACCGAAATTGTGGTGGGCAACACCATTACCGGTGCCACCTCAGGCGCCACCGCAGTGATCACCCATGTGGATTTGACATCCGGATCATGGGCCGGTGGGACTGCGGCAGGCACGTTCTATTTCACCACGCAGACCGGCACCTTTCAGGCTGAAAACCTGAACGTCGGCGCCAGCCTCAACCTGGCGACTATTGCCGGGAATAGTTCGGCCAATACGCTGTTACCGGACGGCCGATTTGAGTTTGTGAATTACAACTTCACCGGATCTCTGGACACGCTCAAGATGTACGCCTGCGATGGCGTCAATCGAGCATTTCAGTTTGATGGCACCAACTACGTCCCTATCCGAACCGGGATGACTACCGATGCGCCGAAATTCATTGCGGCATACAAGAAAATGCTGTTTCTGGGATTCCGGGGCAGCTTGCAAAACTCTGGCATAGGCAATCCGCACTCGTGGACTGTCGTGACCGGCTCGGCGGAAATAGCTGCTGGTGACGAAATTACCGAGCTCTTGGCTGGCACGCAATCGCTGTTCGTTTTCCTGCGCAACGCCACGCACTACCTCACTGGTTCATCGGTTTCCGACTTTGTGCTGAATCCGCTGGCGCTGGATATGGGTGCCGCGCCGTACACCGCGCAGCTCATTGGCAATCCATTCGCGCTGGATGATCGTGGCATCGTGCCCTTTGTCCCGGCGCAGGAGTACGGCAACTTCAATTTCGACACGATCAGTCGCCAGGTGCAAGATTTGGTCGACGAGATTCGGGGAAGCGCAACCGCCTCGGTTGCTGTCCGCTCGCGCAATCAATACTGGATCTTCGCGCCCGGATTGGACGAGGATAACCAGCCCTACACGCGCGGCCTGATTACCACCATCAACGGCAAGAAAATCATCGGAATTACGCGATTCAGATTCCCCGTTGCAATGTCGTGCATATGTTCTGGAGAGGGTGCGGATGGAGAGGAAGTGATTCTTTTCGGCGCGTCCAATGGCGTGGTTTACGAGATGAACAAGGGTTCCAGCTTCGACGGAAGCGAGATCGAAGCCTACATCCGCATGCCCTTCAACAACCTTCGCATGCCCAGGCATGAAAAGCGATTCCGCAAGCTGCAGCTTGAGATGACGTGCGAATCGTACTCTGCCATTCGCTTTCATCCGGAGTTTGACTACAGCAGCCCGGACCGTGCGCAGCACCGCGTAACGACGGAGGCAGTGATCGGAGCGGGTGGCTACTGGGACGCCAGCTTGTGGAACGAGTTTTTCTGGGACGCACAGATTGTTGCGTCGCCCGAATTCAGCATTGAGGGAACTGGCATCAACATGGGGATGATCTTCTATTCCAAGTCAGACATTGATCTGGGGCATACGCTTCAAGGCGCCTTGATCCACTACACGCCGAGGAAAGTTCGCAAATGAGCACCTACAACAGCCCGTCGGATGCAAGCCCGCTTACCCGGGCGTTGTCTGCCACGCCCAACAACATCGACGCAGCATGCGCAGCAGCTTTTGCACTGGTTCCCGATGAAACCCTGATGAAGCAGGGCAAAGTGACCTATGCCGTAGACTCGGCCAATCTTCCCAACGACTACACGATCACCTTGGCCGTTTCTCCGGGAAGTTACGAAGATGGTTTGCTGATCTCGTGCCGACCGTTGGTGACCAACTCTGGCGCGTCCACCATCAACGTCAATGGCCTGGGCGTCAAGTCCATTCGCAATATTGATTCAACCGAGCTTTCTGCGGGCGCCATTGTTGCGGGCTCTGCCTTCGTCATTGTGTATTCGACTGCAACGGGATATTTTCACCTTCTGACCTCTGCGCTGTATCAACAGGCTTCGGGATCGTTTGCCACGCTGAACGGCGCCGAAACACTTGGCAACAAGACGCTGGACGCGACCTGCTTGCAGACGGTCACTGGCATCAACTACGGCACCAATGCGTCGGCGACGATTGTGCTGGCAAGGCGAGCGGCCGGCATCGTCACTCTGAACGTGCAAATGGGCTGGAGCGGTGCGGGCTCGCTGACAAATTTCATGGTGCTGCCCGCGGGTGCACGGCCTGTTTCAACGGTTTCGTGCGCCGGCAGGCTGTTCGATGCCAGTGTGCCCGCCTATTTTGGCGTCCTCGTCAACATTGACAGCGGCGGAAACGTCTCGATAGGAACCATCAGCCTGGATGGTGTATTGCACGGCGTCACCCCGGCAAACGGGGATACCGTGATTTTCTCAATATCCTTTCCGGTAGCCTGACCATGATCACCACTCCGCAGACCAAAACCAAACTCGCCAACTGGTATCAGGCCAGCCTCGCCAACAAGCAGGGCGACGTGCTCTATGACGCATCGCAAGAACCTGAAGGCATGCTCGGGCCTTCTGCCCCGGCCGCCGACGCCGGCATGCTTGGCGACACGCCCGCGCAGAGCACGTCGCCCACCACGCCCGCGCAACCGGAAACCAAGTCCACCACCACGCCAGCCGTCATTTCGCAGAACCTTCCGCAGCCCACGTCCGATCCATTCGGCGGAAAGGCCAATCTCAACGCCAGCGGCAAGCCGATGAGCTATGCCGAGTCCATGGCTTTCGAGGGTGCGCAACAAGCGTATGACGACAGCCAAAGCCCGATGTGGAACCAGATGAACGGTCGCTGGCGCCGCAGCACTGAACCCCTGACTGGCGCGCTCAAGCCCCAGGGGCAGGACGGCAGCGCCTTCCAGCAGCAACTGGTCAGCAGCGGCAAGATCCCCGCGTCTACTCCGGCCGCAACACCTGCAGCCACCCAGACCACGACTCCGGCAACCACGACTACCACCACGCCCGCCAGCACGACAACCAACTCCACGACCTCGACCGCATCCAGCCAGCCCGGCAATGGCGCACTCCTGGACGCCATTCGCGGGTTTCAGCAGCGCACCGGTTTGCTCACGGACTCGACGCCCGAGCAGGTTGCCGCAGCGCTGGGCGGCGTGACGGTGGACGAGTTCAACCAGCTTTCCCCCGACCAGAAGATTCAGGCCCGCGAGTTGTTCCGCCTGGCCGGCATTCCAGTGCCGGGCGAGTCCGGCACCGCCGCCACCGGCACGCAGACCGCGCCGAGCGGCACTGGCGTGACCGTGGCATCTCCCGCCACGCTGGATCGGTCCCAGCTCACCCGCCGCACGCTCAACGATGCCACGGAAACCGCGCAAGGCCGAATGGCCGGCATGCTGGATTCCCCGCTGGCCGAAGCCGCAAGGCAGAAGGCGCGCATGGCGATGAACGAGCGCGGCCTGCTCAATTCATCTTTGGCTGTTCAGGCGGGCGAACAGGCGGCCATGGATGCCGTTTCCAGAATCGCAGAAAGCGATGCGGCAGCCGTCCGTGGTGCCGGGGACTACAACACGGCGCTCGACAACCAGGCGCAGATGTACAACACCGACCAGCAGAACGCCTATCTGCTCAAGCTGATGGGCATTCAGGCGGATGCCAAGTCGCAGGACAAGTCGATCCTGGCCCAACTGGAAATCGCCAAGCTGCAAGACGCCACGGCGCGCTACAACGCCGAGCGCAACGATGCGAATTCCCGCTACAACACCGACACGCAATACCGCTCCGACATGGAGCGCACCCGCATGCAGATGGCCAACAACATCGCGATGTCGCAAGACATGCCGCCCGCGCGTCGCGCGGAGATGTTGCGGGCACTGGGATTCCCGGATCTGGCCAACGCCATATACGTGGTAACCGACGCCACCGACGAACTTGGGGGCGGCTCGGGCGGCGCGTCTTCTGCCGGTCCGCGGCGAATCAATGTCAACGACCAAGGCGCATAAATACCTGGCGGACCTGGGCCTTGACCCGGGCGACTGGTCAGCAGAGGTTGCGCAGCGGGATGGTGTTGACGTTGCGGTAGTGGTGAGCAAGGGCACCGAGATTCACTTTGTAAGTCTGGGCGGCCCGGCGATGACCCGCAAGAACACGCTGCAATTTCTGACGCCGATCTTCGAGAAGTTCGGGTTTGTGACCACGCGGGTTCCCGTTGCGGAAACCGATCACAAGTTGCGCGAAGTGCTGGGATTCAGAAAGACCTGGCAGGACGCGCAGTTTTCATACTGGATGCTGACAGAGCTTCCGTTTCAAAGGAGAGCACGATGAACCCGGATCAATTCTTGCTGGCGCTGGTTCAATTTTTCGGGGATCACCCGAACCGCTGGACGTTTGGCGCGCTGGCGCGCAACGAGGTGAACGAGGCAGTCAGCCCGGATGCCGACGATGCGTTCAGCTTCTCTCCGCGCGGGTTCACTGAGCGCGCCCGGCTGGAGGGCCTGATTGACAATGCCTGCCAAGAGGCAGTATGCGACCGGCTCTATTCGGTGTGTCGCCAGCACGCATCAAGGCACATCGACGAGGCTGCGGAATTCCTTGGCATGGACGCTTTCCTGGCTCTGGTCCGGAGCGCCGTGAAATGAAACTGCCCGTCAAGGTTCACCCGGGGTTTTTCAACCCTCACCGCATGCGCGCAGTTCCGCGCGAGATGGTCTATGCGGGCGTGACCGAATCACGCCGACTGCAATCCGAATTCCCGATGGCCGATCCGATGGGCGGCCCCGCTTACGGTCAGCTTGCCATGCCAGTGGTGGCCGTTGCCGCAGCCGTGGCGACTTTCGCGACTGGCGCCAGCGTGGCCCTGGCGGCCGGTGCCAGCATTGGCGCCATGGTGGCGGGCGGGGCGATGATGGTCGGCGCGGCCATGTCTGCCGTCGGTGCGATCACCGGAAACCAGAAGTTGATGAAGATCGGCGGCGTGCTGTCTCTGGCCGGCGGTATTGGCGCGGGCATCATGGGCATGACCGGCGGGCTGACTGAATCGGCCACCAGCATGGGCACGGAGATGGCCGGCGATGCCGCTAGCGGTGCCTTTGGTGACGCCGCAGGTGCTACGGCGTCCGATGCGGCAGGTAAAGCCCTTGCAGAAATTCCGCCGGAATCAGTAGGCGTTGGCACAGCCCCGAACCAGGTTCAGGTTGGAAATGCTGGCGGACTGCTGGATGCACCGGCCGCGCCAGCCGCGACTGCGCAACCCACCCAAGCGGGCGCCATGGGCGCTACACCGCCATCTGGTGCCATGGGTGTGGGCGACTCAGTTCAAACCATGGGCTCGGAAGTGGCGGGCTCGGTCAACAAGGTCGACGCCCTGGGCGGCAACGGCATGCTCGACAAGGTGAGCGGCTGGGTGAAGAACAACAAGGAGCTGGCGAAACTGGGTGTTGATGCGTTTGGCGGCATTGCCAAGGCATTCCCCTCAGATGCCGAAAAGGCGCAAGCCGAACTCTTGCGCCAGCGCGCCGAAGAGCAGAAGCGCCGCAACAACTGGTGGTCAGGCCCGAGGAAAGGATCGTGATGGACATCGAAAACACGCAGGGCGCGCAAGAGCCTGAACAGCAGCCCGGCCAAGAGGCCACCGCCCAAGCCGAGCAGGCCATCGATCAAGCCGGCCCGGGCTTCATCGACGTTGAGGCCATCAAGGCCAAGATGCAGATCCCGCCGGAACTCAAGCCTGAATACGACAAGATCGTGCTGGCCGGTCTGCGCATCATGTTCGACCCCAAGTCGCACAAGGAGATGTTCCTGTCGCAACTGGACAAAGAGGGCGACCTGGCACAGAAAGTCGGGGATGGCATTGTCGGACTGATGTACATGCTCTGGCAACAGTCCAATCAGTCCCTGCCGCCGCAGTTGATTGTCCCCTGCACGTTCTGCCTCACCCTGGAGGCGTTCGACTTCCTGCAGCGTTCCGGTGAACCGGGCGCCACTAAGGAAGTGCTGGGCAATGCCGTGGACATTTCCACGACAACGATCCTGCGCAAGTTCGGCGTGGATGAAGCCCAGCTTCAGCAGATTGCGGCACAACAGAAAGGCGCGACGCAGGGCAACGCCCCCGCGCCGGGCGCACTGGAGGCGGGACAATGAGTAACTGGGGATACGCTCTGGCGCAGGGCCTTGCCGCTGGCGCGCAGTCGGCATCCGGCATGCTGGATGCGCAGATGAAGCGCGAGGATCAAGAGGCGGCCGACGTGCGCGCAGCCAACCGCAAACTCGACATGGAATCTCGCCTCAATGCTGCCAAGGAGGCCATGCAGGAGCGCGCCGAAGAGCGCAAGCGCCAAGCCAGTCGCGCGCAGGGTCAAGAGATCACCAGCCGCGCGCAGGGTATGTTGGAGGCCGGCAACCAGGCAGTGATCGACCGCGTGAACGCCGATCCGCGATCCGCCCCCATGACCAAGGAAGAGTTGGCCGGCATGCCCGAAGAAACGCGCAAGCTGTACGGCGCACCGGATACCGGCGAACTGGCAAGCCTCAAGCGGGAGGCTGCGGCCGCGCGCGAGATTGGCGACACGGCGCGCGAGAAGGAAATCAACGACCGCATCAAGGATCTGGAAACCGTCAATCGCAACAATGCCAAGGACGCCGCCGAAGAGCGCCGCCACCAGGAGCGCATGAAGCATGACGAAAGAATGGTTGAGTTGAAGCGGAAGGCGGATGCTGGGGATGCCAAGGCAACTGCGGACATGAAGAATATCGACGACATCGCTGAAACCCTGTTTGACGGCGACCGCGCCCAAGCCTATGCGTATAAGGCTTCAATGCAGGGCAAGTCCCGCACGGAAGTGGTCAAAAGCATGCTGCCGCTTGTGAAAGATGACTACACCCTGGACACGCCCGAGAAGCGTTTGCAGGCTGCGGAGAGGCTGGCTGATTCGCTCATGTCGCGCGAAACGTCCACCAAGGCCGCAGTGCGTGGCGCTCCAGCCAAGCCGACGACTGCCACTCCCCCAGCGAATCGCCCCCCGCTTTCCTCTTTCAGGATGAATTAAATGGCCTTCGACATTGAAGGCGCCCGCAAGGCCGGGTACACCGACGACGAGATCGCGGACTTTCTGGGATCAGAGGCTAAGTTTGATGTGGCCCGCGCTAGAGCTGCCGGATATTCCAGCGCTGAAATTGTCAGCCATCTTGCCACGCTGACTCCCAAGGACAAGCCGGGCAAGCGCCCCCGCGAGCCGATCTACAATGCCGACCCCGGCGAAGACTTTGCCGCCTGGCGCGAGACCACGCCGCCCGAGGCTCCCGTCAATCCTTCCCCCGCGCTGACCGCGCAGCAGAAAAACGACCTGCTGCGCCAGAAGAACCTTACGACGGGCGATGTGTTTGGCGCGCTGCCGGTGGCGGTGGACGCCATCAAGAAAAACCCGGCCATCGCTCGAGTTGGCCCAACGATTGCCGCCGCTGAAAATCCGGAAGGCTACCGCGCTGTCCAAGCCGTCGCCAACAATCCCGACCTGGTTGCGCAAGGCTTTGACCAGGCCGCAGAAATCGCCAAGGCATCCCAGCCCCCGAAAAAGCAAGTCACGCTTGAGCAGCGCATCCAAGACCAGATGCGCGCCAACCCGAACCTGGGCCGCTATGACGCCGAGACGCTGGCTCGAGATGCCGAGGCGCGGGGGCGTGAGTCAGTTAACCCGGAAGTCTGGCGCGCGTTCGAGCGCGGCAAGGATCTGCCCGCCCAAATGCTGTCCGCCGCAGACTCCGGCATCGCCCGGGCAAAGTCTGGCGTGCTGGATTCGATCTGGATGCTGGCCGAACAAGACCCGACGCCGCTGGATACGCCTGCCGTTTCCACCGTCAAGTCCATGGCTCGCGGCCTGCTGGGCACGGACGAGAAGGGCGCCGTTCAGCGCTTGGAGCTGGCTCGCCAACTCGATCAGCGCGCCGAAGCGCTGGCACCCAAGCTGCTGAAAACCAGCTTTGACGATGCCTGGAAAAACAACGAGTTTGCATCCTGGGCGCTGGTGCAGGCGAGTGCGCAGTCCCCGCAAGTCGCCATGATGCTCGCCACCATCGTGGCCCCCGAGATCGCGCCCGCCACGCTCCCAGCCATGGGCATTTCCGCAGCCGGAAACCAGTACGCGGAAAACCGCGAGTATGGCGTCGAGAAGACGCGCGCCGCGCTGGACGCCATGATCAACGGTGGTGTCGAAGTGGGATCTGAGGCCATCTCGCTGGGCCTGGGCAAAATCGCCAGCCCGGCTTTCAAGAAGCTGCTGGCGTCCATGCCGGATGCCACGCGCAAGTCACTGGCCCTGAGTCTCTTGGCGCGCGGTGGTGCGGCAGCGGCAGTTGCGGGCGGCGCGGCGGTATCCGAGGGCACCAGCGAGGCGGCCGGCCAAGTCCTGCAAGACCTGTCCCAAAAGAACATTGCGGGCCGCGACCCGGGCGACATGGCCGCCAACGCGCGCAACGCTTTCTTCGCGGCACTCCTGCCGGGTGCGCTGTTCGCATCGCCGGGTATCGTTTCTGAATCCGTTCAAGGTGTGCAAGACGACCGCGCCGCGATGGCTGCCGACAAGGCCCGCGCGGAATCAATTGGTCAATGGAACCAGCTCAAAGGGGCTGTTCCCCGTGAAACAACGCCCGCCAAGCCTGACCCCATCCCTCAAATCCTGGGCGCCGAGACGGTTGATGACGCCATCCGCGCAGCCACCGAGGCCATCAAGGAGCCTGCCCGTGAAATCCAGCCATCTCCCGCGATCACCCCTTCCCCCGCACCCATCACCGCTCCCGGACTTCAACCAGAAGCATCACCCGGTTCCGCTGAATCCGTCGGACTTTCAGATGCCCCAGCCAGTCCAGCGACCCAACCGGCAGGGGCCGCGCCGGAAGTAGCGCCGCGACCGAGTAGCGGGATTGAGCTTGCCCAGCCTTCAATAACGGAGACGCAGCCCGCGCCGCAAACTGTCGCGCCGGCAGCCCAATTGCCGCAGTCTGAAATCGCACCAGCCGAAGCCCCCGCTAGCCAGGCCACATCCGCGCCTTCATCGACCAAGATCGCCGATGTCGGCCGCACGCCGCAGACCGCAGAGCCGTTGACGCTGCGCCAGACCAAGGATGGTCAGGCGCTATACCACGGCGACTTTGAGGTGCTGGACTACGAGTCGGCCGAGCCGGTTGTGTTCCGGAACGGTGAGACGCCCGCGCAAATTCGTGAGTACGTGCAGAAGAATCGGGCGCAGTTGTTCGGCAAGGCACACAAAATCTACCCGCCCAAGACTGAAAAGACAGCATCCAGCCCCCCGGTTAACGCCGCCAGCTCCCCGGTTACTGCCGAGAGCTCCCCGGTTAGCGACCGCCCGATGCAGGACTTCGCCACCAAGCGCGGCGAGGTCAAGGTGTTCCAGACCGAAAAGCAGGCCGGGCTCTACCAGAAGAACAAGACCAACAACGTGCCCGGCAACTACAAGCCGCGGCAGACCGAGGCCGGCTGGGTGCTGTCGCGGCCGGGCCCCATAGAGAAGCAGGCGGCCGCGCGCAAGGCCGCTGGCCAGCGCCTCAAATCACTCGACCCGAACACCGACACCATCATGCAGGCCATCCGCAAGCTGGGCGGCCTGCGCGACACCAATGAACTGCTGCAGGACGGCGCCGACAAGCCGGACCTGGACCGCTATCGCGGCATCCTGAATGCCAAAGGCGACACGCTGGACGGCATGGCGGCCAAGCTGGATCAGTACGGGTATCCGGTGCGCGATGAGGAGGGCAACTACAGCCGCGAGGTGTTGCGCCAGGCCATCCTGGATTCACTGGCTGGCGAGAAAATCTACACCCCCGAGGGCCGCATGCAGCGGGCCGCCAAGGATGCAGAACTGCGCGCTGAAGCCGAGGCCCGCAATCTGCCGCCCGAGGCCGCGCAGGTGGCCCAGGAGAACGAGGACGCCGAACCGATTCAATCGCTGGACATTGGCGAGATGCTGGCGGAAGATGACACATGGTCGGAAGGCCGCGCGACTGACTATGCGGCCTTCATGCGCGCAATGGGCGCCACAGAGGAAGAGATCAATGCGGAAATCAACAATGAAGAAGGTCAAGCGAATCCTGGACAAGCTGCCGCCGGAGAAGCGCAAGGCGACGTTCGAGGCCGGGATGAAGGTGGCGGCGCTGGCACGCCAGAAGCGCGACAAGGCGAGCGATCCAGTCGCCCGGGCCGGGGCCGCCGCAAAGCAGACCTGACCCGCGAAGAGCTGATTCAGGAGGCCCTGACCAGCAAGGTTGTCGACCTGCCCAACCTAGAAGCCTTTGCCGAAGATGAGATGGACGGCAAGGCCAAGGTGTACGGATATTCGGATGGCGACAACTTTAAGGCCGTCAACGAATTGCTGGGGCACGACGAAGCCGACAAGGTGCTGCAGGGCATGGCCGAGATTTTCCGGCAGGCTGCGGAACAGACCGGCGCAAAGGCGTATCATCGCAGCGGTGACGAGTTTGTTTTCCGCTTCGAGTCTCAGGAGCAGGCCGACGAGTTTGACCGGGTATCGCAGGACATCGCCGCGCGCACCCGCATCACCGTGACGGATAAGGATGGCAACGAGTATGTCTACGAAAACCCAGGATTCAGCACCGGCAGCGGACAAAGCATCGCCGCCGCAGAGCGAGCAAGCGATGCCGTCAAACAGCAACGTCTCGAAAGCGGCCAGCGCTCCCCTTCAGGACAAGCGCCTCGCGGCCTTTCTCGAATCGGTGCCGAAGGGCAGCAAGGTAACGTCGATTCAGGTGGGCGACAAGACGCTGAAGTTCGACAAGTAAAGGAAACTTTACCAGCCGAGCCGGAAAGTAAACCTGCGGAGAATAAGCCCGCCAATCTCCGCACCGAACAGACCCCGCCACCCGGCGGGGTTTCTGTTTCTGAGGTCGCCGAATCCGACATCCCACCGGCCTACTTCCTGTCCACCAAGACGCAAGGGCGGGTATTCAACGAAGGCACCCGGTCCATCGAAATGCAGGAGATGAGCGCCAAGGAGGCGCTGGAATCCGTGCGCGAGGATCTGGACGCCCTGGAAGCACTTTACATCTGCGTGGGGACCAAATGAAGCGTATCCCTGCCCAGCCGCCGAAGGCACCCGAACCCGTCAAGTCTGACCCCGTTGAAGCGCTGGCCACCTCACAAGCGCAGGTTGGATCCCTCATCAAGCAAAGCATCGAAACCCAGCAGCAGAGCAGCGCGCAGCTTGCCGACATCATCGCCAAGTCGAACCAGGCTCTCGCAACGATGGTAAAGGATGCTTTACTTGCGGCCAATGCTGATAAAGGCGGGCGACCGAGAGAGCTGTACTTTGAAGTCAAGCGAGATGTCTCCGGCGCTATTGCCGGGATGAAAGTCAAGATTATCCGATAGGAGCGACCATGCCCAAATCCACATCAACCTGCAACAGCATTCTCAATCTCATGTACCGGGCGACGGCGTGGGCCAACGTGGCGGACAACGCCGCATCGTCACCGCTGACCAATACCTACGTCGGCTTGCACACAGCGGACCTGACTGCCGGCACGAATCAGCAGAGCCAAAACGAAACCGCGTACACCAACTATGCCCGCGTCGCGGTGGCGCGATCTACGGGCTGGGATGCCGCATCGGGCGGCGCGACTCAGAACGCGGCCACCATCAGCTTTGCGCAGTGCGGAGCCACGGGCGCGACCCTGACGCATGTCTCTGTCGGTGTCGGATCATCCGGCACGACGGCGGTCTGGCACTACGGGGCGCTCAATTCTTCCCTGGCGGTGGCGAATGGCATCACGCCCCAGTTTGCCGCTGGCGCGCTGACGATCACGGAATCCTGATGGACAAGCGCACGCCCTACGAAAAACGGATGTGGGACATCATCGGCCCGCCGCTCTACTATTCAAAGGACTGCCTGAAAGCAGTCGATGTCAAGGACGAGGGCGGTGTTGTGACCATCAAGCGCCCGTGTGGTGACTGCAACTGCGAGGTGCTGGCACCCCGCAAGGCCATCGCGGTAGGCAAGGGCGGCGCAAGTATCGCCACGCGCGCCACGATGTCATGGTGGAGGCTGAAGGCGCTTTTGACGGGGCGGTGTGCCTGATGGGCTTCGCCAACGTTAGCGAGTTTGCCGATGCCGACGAGGCGGGCCAAGTATGGGTGACGCAGTTCCGCAAGACGGTCGCCTCTGCAGCAACGACAACGAACGCATGGGTTGATTACAGCTATTTCCCCGGCAGCCCGGCGGCAAACTTCTACGCATCGTCACCCTATGTGGCGGCGCAAGTCGAGGCGGCGCGCGGCCTGTATGTGCCAACGGTATCGCCGGCCACGCAGCATCTGAAAAGTCTGTCCGTGATGACGGCCAATACAGCAACAACAGCCAATGCACGCCAGAGGCTAATACTCTGCGATTACCTGCTGTACTACCCGTTCATTGATACGGATGCGGTGGGCGAAGAGCAGTTGATGAGCAATTTCCCGGATGCGGGTGCCGCCGCCTTGCCAAGATACCCGCATGGTCGCGTGATCGCGGTCGCGCAGTCGGCATCATCCACCATCGGCACGTTCACGTTCACCTATACCAATCAAGATGGCGTTGCGGGTCAAGTAAGCCAGCCCATGAGTACGTTTGTTGTCGCGGGCGGCGGGCAAGTTGTGTCAGCAAGTGGGTCCGGGGCCAGCTTTAACCCGTACTGCCACCTGGCGGCGGGTGATTCCGGTGTGCAGTCCATCCAGTCCGTGACCTTCACCGCTGCTGGCGGCGGGTTGATGGCGCTTGTCATTGTAAAGCCGCTTTTCAACGGCTACGTAACGCAGGAATGCCGCACCACAACCGGCGTTGCTTTCGGTGCCGCCGACGAATTCATGTCAATCATTCATAACGCAGGCGCACCGCGAATCATTGATGGCGCCGTGCTGAATTTCTTTGCCGAAGGCAATGCCGGGTCGCTCGCGTCCTCGCAGCTTGTCGGCACTCTAGAGACAGTTTGGAACTAAGGAGATCGCAATGGGCTGGACTTCACAAGACGACCTAATCACGCAATTGACCACCAACGGCAAAGGCGATACGGTCACCATGACCAAGACGCTCAACTCTGCCGGCACGGCGGGCGCGTGGACATTGCTCTCCCCTCACAACGGCTGGCCGATTGCATCCACTTTTGCCGGGACGGATTTGACCTACGTCGCCACCGATGACACCTGGTCACAGGGGACAATCTACACAGGCGGCGATGTGTCGCCAGCGACCAAGCACTTCCTGACCGCAGGCGCGTGCGTCGTCGCCGCCGCCGGAGCGCCGTGGTATCTCATGGCAATTGATCTGGTCGGCTACGTCCCGCTGACCACAACCAACGTCAGCACCACCGGCACAAAGACGGTGACTATGACGGCGTTGGGCTCTTCTGGCTCCAAGGGCGACCGCTATCCGAACGGCCAAGGTCTGCGCCTGTTTGTTGCAAGCAGCGTGGTGGCCATGGGCGCCAACGCGCCGACGTGTGTCATCAACTATCTCGATACTGGGGGCGGCGCGGGCGCAACAACCACCTTCACCTCAACCGCGTCAATGGGTGTCGGCCAACTCCTGAACACGGGCGCTGCCGCCAACAAGTACAACCCATTCCTTCCTCTTGCCGCAGGCGATACCGGTGTCAGCGACATTGTGAGCCTGGTCTGGTCCGGCACGGCACATGCATCCGGCTCAGTCATTATCGGCCTGTGCAAGCCGCTCTGGATGATCCCGGTTCCAGCAACCGGCCTGTACAGCAAAATGGATCTCGTCAACTCGTTCCCGTCGATGCGGCAGATCAAGGACGGCGCGAACATTCAGTTTCTGCTGTTCCAGACCGGCGCCACCACATCGGGCGGCACGATCAATGTTGATTTCGATTACGGATACGGCGGCTAAATGAGCATCGCCTGCAACGGTCAGATGGTTTTTGCGCGCGGCGTTAAGCGCTTTGGCGCTACCGCATACTTGAGTTCTTATTGCCATACCCTGCAGGGCAATTTCAACGCCACCAACGCCATCCGCAACATCACGGCAGGCGAGGGCATTACCGACGACACGGTAGGTCTGCCTTCTGGCGCACGCCATCCCGTCGCATGGATGATGCCGCAGAAGGCTGGCGCACTTGCCAGCCGCAACATCATCTCCGGCACCGGCTCTGCCGGCGGGACGGCGCTCATGGTGCGGCTGGCCGAGGCCGGGCTGACCGGCTCCGGTGATCTCACTGCTACCGGCTCGCTCATCGTCCAACTGATCGCCGCCATCAACGGCACGGGCGAGGTGTCGGATGCCGACCTCAAGGCGTTCCTCCAACTTGCCGCTGATCTGTCAGGCGATGGGGATGTGTCCGCCGCAACGCTGACCGGCATCGGTGCTGCCATTGCTGCGCTGACCGGCTCTGGCACCGCAAGCGGATCAACGCTGACCGGTGTCGGCGCATGCAGCGCTGATCTGACTGTGACCGGCACGGGGCTTTCGACGGCCAACGTGGGCCAGGCGGTGTGGGAATACCTGATTGGCGGGACTGAGGCGCAAGACATGCTGGCCGCTGCGGGCTCTGCGGGTGATCCCTGGATTACCGCTCTGCCCGGTGCGTATGCGCCCGGCACGGCGGGACACACGCTGGGCAACCTGCTGGCGAGCATCGGGGACCGCCTGATTGAAAACGGCCTGAGTCAAGACGAGGTGACGCGCATCATGCTGGCCGCACTTGCCGGGAAGCGCCAGGGACTCGGAACATCGACCGAGCAGTACCTGTCGCAAGACGAGGGCACGGTGCGCATCGAGTTCACGCCGACCGACGCCAACGGCAATGGCGACACGGTGGTGGACGGTTCCTGATGTTGTTGAAGCGCGGGGTATTCGCTGGCGCGTTATTCGCTGGCGCATTGTTCGGTGCTGTCGAATCCCCGCCAGATCCCCCAGCCCCACCAAACACGGCCGGCGGCGGTGGCAGCGGTGGCGGATATTCGACCTCGCGGTACGAAGTTGACCACACCGAACAACTGCGCCGGCAAGAAGACGAACTCATTGAACTGACCGCCATGGTCGTGAACTATCTCATCACGGAAGACCTGCTATGAGCCTGCAACGCTGCCTTCTGAATTCCGGCCTGGTGAAGCCTGACCGCGACGAGATTGTTGCGGCGGCCGCCATGTACGAAAAGCGGGGAAAGTCCGTCAAGGATTCTGCGCTGCAGGCCATTCAGGACAAGATCGACATCCTCAAGAAAGATGAGGCAGCGATTCTGAAGCAAGTCTCGGATGCGTTTCTGGCGAAGAATCCGGGCTTCGCGCTGAAGGGAGAAACCGAGGCCGAGATCAAGGCCCGCGAAGATGCGCAGCGCGCAGAAGAGAAAGCCAAGGCCGAAGCCGACCGCAAAGCGGCAGAGAAAGAGCAGGCCGACCGCGAGCGCGACAACTTCAATCTGACGGGATCGGATCGCCCGGCAGACTCGAATCCGGATCAGGCGCCGCTGTTCTCGCGCGCAGGCCCCGTGTGGCGCTCCACGCTGGCTGATGCGGTGACCGCATTGAAGATGAATGCCGCTCCGGCTGCACAGTGGAAGTCCACGCTCAAGAACCAGCCTGGTGTGAAACCTGATGAACTGGAATGGTCTGGCCTGAATGAGTGGCTGGACATGCAGCAAGGCAAGGTGACCAAGGCCCAGGTGCAGGAGTATCTGGCCGCCAATGGGGTGCAGATCACCGAAACCATGCTGCATTCGCGTCGCCCCGCTGACAATGAGGATGGCTTGCACCTTACCGTAGCCTTCTCTGAAAGTTTTGGCGGGTGGTCTGTCTTTGACGCCGAAGGCGGCGAGCGCATGGTTGATCGTGTATATGACACTCGCCAGGCTGCGGAAAGCGCAATGGACGCCCTTCTCGGCAAAGTAGAGGGTGACGCCAAATTCAGTCAATACACGCTCCCGGGCGGGGAAAACTACCGTGAGCTGCTGCTGACGCTGCCGAGCAAGGCGAGCGAAGCAACCAAAACCACACAAACGGCGGAGCAAAGCGCGCGTGCGCTTGCAGAGCGTGATGGCGAAAACTGGGACAGTCTCGGGCCAAACGGCCGCGGGCGATACTACGAGCGCGCCACCGAGCAGCGCTTGACGGAGATCGGAGACTTCCGCTCCTCCCACTTCGACCAGCCCAACATCCTCGCCCACATCCGCTTCAACGAGCGCACCGATGCCGATGGCAAGCGCGTGCTGTTCATTGAAGAGATTCAGTCGGATTGGGCGCAGGAGGGGAAGAAAAAGGGGTTCGGGAGGCAGGAAACGGGTGAGGTTGTGACGCCACCAATGACACCGTTTGCCCCTGCCGTTGCCGCTCCTGTTTTTAAGGATGGCGTGCCATCCGCCCCGTTTGTCACCAAGACCGAAGCCTGGGTAGCCCTCGCCGTCAAGCGCATGATCCGCTATGCCGCAGAGAATGGCTTTGACCGTGTGGCATTCACGACGGGAGAGCAGCAGGCGGAACGGTATGACCTGAGCAAGCAGGTTGACTATATCGACTATGTGAAGTCCGCGCCTGATCGCTACAACGTGGCCGTGGTTGGCAAAAACGGTGACGAGGTTTTCTCCGAGAATGCCATCACGATTGACCGGATCTCCGATGTTGTTGGGAAAGAGATTGCCGAGAAAATCAAGAATGGCGAGGGCAAGTTTGGCGGCGGACGCTACACGCTATCCGGCCTCGACCTCAAGGTCGGCGGCGAAGGCATGCGCACCTTCTACGACAAGATCGTTCCCAACGTTGTCAAGGATGTGTTGAAGAAGCTGGGGGGCGGATCGTTAGCCGCTACTCAGATAGACATTCAAGGGCGATCTGAAAATGGTGACGGCCTCAGAACCAAGTACCGCTATGAGGGCCCCACCTACACCAGCGCGCAGATGGTCCACAGTAGCATGCGGGCAAAAATCGACAATGCCAACCTGGAGCAGCAGGCGCGCGACGTGGCCAATGGGCTGCGTGTCGGGTTGTCCTTTGCGTTCGCAATGGAAAAGTATGGGAGCATCGCCCTTGCCGAGAAAATCGGCGGGAAGATGATCGAGCGCGAGCAAGTGCTTGCGCAGCAACCTAGCTTTGAAATCACCCCCGCCATGCGCGAGAAAGCCATGCAGGGGATGTCGATGTTCTCGCGTGCGCAAACAAATACCTCGCAGTTCAAAAAGTGGGCGGGCGACGCTACGCTTGTTGAGCGCAGCGAAATTGCTGATCACGAATTTACGCCCGGCGAAGCGGTGGTGGTAGAGGTGTTGCATGGAACGACGGCTGATTTTTCGGTGTTCGAG